TCGTTCCAGCCACGGCGACACTGTCGGGCTCTGGTGCTCTGACAGCCACTCCGAAACAGCAGTTCCAGGACACGGCCACGCTTACTGGCTCCGGTTCTTTGTCCGCGACTGTCTTTCAACAGTTCTCCCGACCTGTTTCTCTCGCAGGCTCCGGTTCTTTGTCCGCGACTGCGTCCCTACTGGCCGGTCCCACGTTCGACGCTATCGGCGGCGGATACCAGGGCGGTGGGACTACTACGCCTTCGTGGAGCCACACTGCGGCCAGCGGCGCCGAAGTCCTGGTGTTTGTTGTGTCACTCGTGTCGGTGACGTCGGTGATGTACGGGTCGTCGTCTATGACACTTGCGGGCAGCATCACGAACTCAGGAGAGACGCTGTACTGCTACAAGCTTTCCAACGCCTCCGGCGGAGTCCAGACGGTGACCGTCACGACCGGCAGTTCATCTGCCCCGGTGGCGAACTCGATTTCCTTCACCGGGGTTACAACGGTGGGAACGCCGACAACCTCGACACAATCGACTACCGCCTATTCGCAGTCCGCGACCTGCACAACGGGTCAGATGATCGTGCAGTCTTTCGCGGACGTCGGCTCCCCACAAATCACCAGCACCAGCGGGGGCACGCGTCAGTTCCTCGGCAACTTCGAGGCAATAGCCAACGATGGCGCGCTGACCATCTCGACCGCAACCGCGTCCACCACATTCACCGCTACTAGGTCCGGTGCAGGTCGCGGAGAGTCTATGTACCTCGTCCTGAGCTAAAACCCGAAAAGGAAAGCATGTCAACACTGACAACCCTCACCCCAGTCACTGCAACCATCCAAGGGTTTCAGATCCAAGCACCCGCCGACATGCTCACCGCCCTCCAATACATCTCCCCCGGCGGAGGTTTGAACTCCACCGCCTACGGCGGAACAGTCAACTCGCAGAACACATCCGGAACCGCAACCTGGACTTTGCTCATCAACAACACCCAGGCCAACACATCCCAGACGGCGCACATCGGCGACTACGTCGTCCTCACCAACAACTCCATCGTCAACATCGTCCCCCAAGCAAGCTTCGCCTCCCTCTACACCGGCTGACCCTCCTTCCCAACAAGTTAAGGAATACGCATGGCTATCGCTATCGGCGCAACCCGCACCGCCCTCGCCGCCACCTACGCCGCCCAAGGCACCTACTTCGGATTGGCTACTGCCTCACCGGGTACGACCGCAACCCCATCCAACGAAGCATCCGGCTCCGGGTATGCCCGCGTAGCCACCACCTGGAGCGCATCAGGCACCGCTGGGGTTCAGAACGGTACCGCCGTCACCATCACCGCAGGCGCCGCAACCTACACATACTGCCTACTCGCCTCAGCGGCAACCACAGGCGCGGCGAACATGGTGGACAACGCCGCCATCACCTCCACCGTCCTGAGTGCTACCGGCCAAATCGTCCTCACCCCCACCTACACCCAGAGCTAATGGCGGGAGAAGGCACACTCTCCTTCACAGTGTGGCCCGCCTACGTCGGTGCCTGCACAGGTGAACCCACCAACGGTGTCCAAACCGTGTGGGAACCCAACAGCCCCGACTACAAGCGCGGACAAATCATGTGGGCGTTAGAAGGCGAACAGATCGTCGGGAGGGCTGAGATACATGCCCCTGCAGGCACATACACGCATCTGCTGTACTTCCACCACCCCGAGGAGCCACACATTGCCGGGAGCGTTCAACTGCCGCACCCGCTGGTGTTCACGAATCCAACGAACGTGATCGACGTGTACCCAATCACCAACGCTGACCTCGAATTACTGAAGCCGTACAACACATGACAACGGTCTACATGCTCGGCGGGGCCTTCAGTGGGTTGAACAACTACCTGCCCACCATGCTCCAAGGCGCTGTCACCAACGGCAACACCAACATCCAAGTCCCGTACGATAATATGGGGCTTTTTGTGAATACGGTGCAGCAGGGCGCATCCATGTTGAATGCGTTCCTCACAGCCGGGACCGGGCAGATGGTGGTGTTCGGGCACTCCCTAGGTGCGGTCGTAAGCTCGTATTGGCTCGCCAACTACGTCGATGGGCCTCTTGGCACGACGAGCATTGAGCCGGCGGATTTGTCGTTCGTGTTCATCGGGAACAGTGTCCACAAATACGGTGGCGCATTAGGGCCTGAGGGTGGGGCTGAGTGGGCCAACTGGTTCGGTACGGGTGTGACAGCCCCCGACAACACCCCCTACACCGTCACCGATGTTGTGAGGCAGTATGACGGCTGGGCGGATTGGCCGACCGGAACGTTCAACGTGGACGCGGACTTCAACGCCTTAGCGGGCCAAAACTCGGTCCACCCGAACTATCAGAACGTGTCGATTAGCCCGACGGCTTCCGGGAACGTCTCTTACACACCGACTGTCGGCGGATCACCCGGCAACGTTACTTATATCTATTCCATGACGGAACCGGTGCCGCTGCTCGGCAGCCAATGGGTTGCACCGATAGCAACCCTGGACGAGGAACTTCGGCCGACCATCGAATCCGCCTACAGCCGACCAGTGACCATCGCGACACCCACCTACTGATGACAACCCCGGCGCACAACCAGAAGGTCACCCACTCCTACATCGTCAGATACCCAGCCCACCCCGAACGGCGCAGCGACCCGCACTATAAGGACTTCAACGCTTACCGTCGCCGCACCCACAAAGACGCCAAATGCGCTGTTGGGCTACATCGCAACGACTTCACCGAATGCGGGGGAGTGCTCGAGCTGCATCACCATTCGGTCGAGTTCGCCCTGCAAAACGGGATCGACCTGGAATGGCTCGAGGTGGACTACCCAGGTATCTCTGACCCGGATTCCGTTGGGGCATGGGTGGAGTCAGCGGCCAATCTGTTGTGGCTGTGTACCAGGCATCATCGCGGCGACCTCGGTGTGCATGTGTTGTCGTCGTCGGATTATGAAGCAGCAAAGTACATCAAGGGGCTTGTGCAGCCGTGAGCACCTTCCTGCATTACGCGATCGACGCCGCTATCGCAGTCCTGGCTATGTTGGGGTTGGTGGAACTCGCCGTGTTTCTAGGGGCCGCGTTCATCACTCGCATGGAATTCGACTTCGACGATGAGAGAGACCAGTGACATACACGCCTGATGAGGTTGCGCGCGACATCATCACAGAAGGCGGGACTGCCCGCACAGTCGGAACTCCGGAGACTCTTCATCCTGTCATCACGCCTCGGGGTATCCAGATCGCTTTGAGCACAGCGATTGTCGAATCAAACGAAAAGGTTCTAGCCAATCCCAACGTGCCCGCGTCCGAGAATTTCCCGAACGACGGGGACGGCTTCGACCACGACTCGGCGGGCGAGTTCCAGCAGCAGTACGAGTGGTGGGGAACCGTCGCCGAAGAGATGGATCCGCGTCTGTCGGCGGCCATGTTCTTCCACCACCTTGCGGGCATGAACTACAACGACCCGGGGGCGTCTCCGGGCACGTTCGCTCAAGACGTTCAGCAATCCGCTTTCCCGACCCGCTACGACCAAGCGTTCCCCCAGGCAGTCGCCCAATACAACCGGCTCACAAGTGAGGCCACCGTGTCACCCGCGTCCAACGTAACCCCCGCTGCTGTACCTGCTTTCAACTACCAGAACTGGACTGACCGCTGTTCCAACTGGCAAGACCGCGCCGGAACCCCCATCGATCTTGTGCTACTGCATACCCAGGAAGGCTCCGGGACGGCAGAGGATTTAGCGCACTTCCTCATCGGGAGCGCCAACACCGCTAACCCTGTCTCCTACCACCGCACCATCGACAATACCGTGAACGTGATCGACGTGGTCGCGATGGCAGAGGCATCGTGGTCGGTGGGCAACAGCAACAACCGCTCCATCAACATGTGCTTCGCCGGATCAACGGTCACCTGGTCGCGCGACGAGTGGTTGTCGAACATGGCTGATGGTATTGATGTTGCCGCCTACCTGGCGGTGCTGGACTGCCATGCCTGGGGCATTCCACTGAATGTCATTCCCGGACCGAACTACAACTCCGACCCGCCCGGTATCAGTGATCACCGCTACTGCAGTGACTATCTGCAGGACGGCAACACACACACCGATGTGGGGAACAATTTTCCGTGGGATGTGTTCACTGCCGCGGTAGCGAAATACGGCGGTCTACCAACACCCCCTCCCGCGCCGCCAGCAGCTCCCACGTCGCAGACGTACACGGTTGAGTCGGGTGACACATTCGACGGCATCGCCGACCAGTACGGCATCACACCGGCTGCGCTGTCGGCGGCGAACCCGCAGGTCGAGAATGTCGGCCTAATTTATCCTGGCCAGATTCTAAACATCCCCTAATTTGGCGCGGTCGAACCTAGTGTGGCATGACCTGCATCGGGCGACATAATCAGATGGATCAGGGCTGTAAGAGGCCAAGACGGTCTTCCCGCGAAAAGCCGTAATCGCGGTCAGCTCAACGCGTGCTCCACGCTGATATGACCAATGTGCAGCCTGGTCGCCGCACTCAACACATGGGTGTTGAGAAGCCTTACCGCGAAGGGCCACCACGCGACTATGGGCGGACCCGTAACCGATGGCATCGCCTCTCCAGCTAGGGCTCTTCTCTCCCCGCGGCAGTCCGTGAAATTCGATGCTTCCTGTTTTCTGCACTCGGTCGTAGTGAAGTTCGCAATACCCCTTGGAATTGTGCTGCCGTTCACAACCAGGAACTGAGCAATGTGTTCTTTGGCGGGAAGTGGGCTCTCCCGATTCGCCTGTTTTCCTCGCACGCTGGTAGTGCATGGTGCAGTATCCCTTAACTTTGGATCTGCGATCGCAACCATCCACGGTGCATTCGAGCCCAGCAACGTGACGGATTGCATCTGTTCTGCCATAACGACGCATTCGGCTGTAGTGCGTATCGCAGTAACCCTTTGCCCAATGGGGCCTGTCGCAGCCTTCAACTGAGCACAATTTCATATTTCCATAATACCCGTCCACCCCCAACATGATCTACCACGGTCAGGTTTCTGACCATCCTAAATTGAAGGGTCGCAATGGAAGTCAACGGAGAATGGCAAGGTTACGGGTTAGGCGATGTGAGTGCCACCGTCGCCGCGATGAAACAGTTTCTCGTCGGAAAGTTCAAATACGCCGCACCCTTGCAGTCGAGTCTCACCGCAGGTGGTGCGGCGGCGGAAACCTACGACCAAACAATGGTCGATGTTGTCACGCAGATGCAGATCGCTTATCTCGCTGAACCATCCACCATCCAGAACGCGCAGCTTCAGGCAGATGGGGTTCTCAACTGGTCGTGGCAGGTTCGGGTCGGTTTGATTGCGCCACCGAAGATCACCATCCTGACGTGGCAGGGAACCGGGGCGGGCATGATGGACACCTGGTCGCCGCAGCCGTTCGGGGCCGCAGAGTATGTGGCGCAGAACTGCCCCAACGTGTTCGTGCAGCCCATCGGCAACTATCCCGCATCAGTCACCGGGCCCCCGATGGGGGCGTCGGCGCAGATGGGTGTCGATGAGGCTGTGCTTCAGGTCAACACCGTTCACACTGTTGGCCCGATCATCCCGTTCGGCTATTCGCAAGGCGGTATTGCGGCGTCGTGGTTCTGGCGGAATGAAGTGTTGAACCCGAATGGCCGCTGCCACAACCGACTTAACGATGTCATCGCCGGGGTGACGTTCGGAAACCCGCTGCGGAGTCCCGGCAAGGCTAATGGGAACACGAACTGCGGCTGGGGGATGCCTGCAACACAGTTCGGCGCGGTCACCGGAGGTATTTCCGGGCCTGACTGTCTCACCGCGGCCCAAACCCCGGACTTCTGGTACGACTACGTGTGGCTGGGCACCGACGGCGGTGCGACGGAGCTCTACACGAACTGCCCCATCGGCGACAACCCGTGGACAGCTGAAGCCGCCGCCGGGCACGTCGGAACCTTGGTTTATGACGCGGTGATGAACCAAACCTTCACCACCGTCGTGGAAGTCGCTGAAGCCCTCCTACAGCCGGTCGGCATGATCGAAGAAATCTACAACGGCCTCATGTTCCTGTTCGCCCAAGGAAACGCCGACCACTATTCCTACAATTGGCTTCCCGCGATCGAATACCTGACCGGTGTGTGCCAGAAGTGGACCGCCGACTACATCAACTCCGGTGGCACGCAAACGTGACTGACACCATTTTCAGCATCAGCTTTTGGCGCACGACAGCGGAACTTGTGTTGCGGGGGGCCGCGGTAGCTGCTGCCACCGCAATGGGCGGATCCCTCGTTGACGCGTGGCATTTGAACTGGAAAACCATTGGGGGAATGGCCCTCTCGGGAGGCTTGCTGTCTCTGGTGACGTCGCTGTCTAGTAGTCAGATCGGGCAGAAAGGCTCACCACTGGTGACCGAACAAAAGCCGGCACCGTGAAATTTGCGCGGTGGGAAAAGCCCATGTACTGGGCGGCGATCGTGGCGGCGACAGGGATGACAGCATGGTTCGGGAGTGCCCTAGTCCTGTGGCTGATCCGGCAGTTCTCCTTATATGACCACACCTGAAAGACCCGAACCGGTAGGGGTGTACTGGGCGTTCTCCCTGTGGACCATCATGTTGGGTGTTGTCCTAGCGTTGGCGCCCCCGAACTGGTTTGGTCCGTCGTGGCATTTCTTCAAACAGTTCCCGCAGGACGGCTTTTGGATGGGGCTGTGCTGCATGATGCTCGGCACCTGGCAGATGTTGACGTTGTGGAGGTCGCGGCAGGGCGGCCGCCTGTCAGGCCGGATGTTGGGGGCGTTGTTCTTTTGTTCCGGGTTCGTTTTCTGGACCTCGGGTTTAACACTGGGTGTGGCTGGTCTGATCGGGCATCAGGGATTGATGGAGGCACCGTTCATGCTGTATGTGGGTGCCCACCAGTTCGCTTACAGCGCTGAGCTTTTAGCGCGTTCAAGGCAACGGCAGTGAGTCACGAACTGCTGCTGGCGATCCTTGCTTCGGTGTTTTCCAGCACTGGGGGGATGGGGTTGTGGCAGTTCATTCTTGCGTCCCGGCAGAAGAAAGCCCAAGCCGAGAAGGACGCCCAGGAACAGGCGCGGGAGCGGCGCCGGACAGCGCAGGCCGAAACCAGTGAGGTGTGGTATCGGGAGTCCCGCAACCATTACGACTTGGCGAAGCGGGAAGCGTCTGAGGCGCGTTCGGAATGCAACGAATGCCGCCGGGAGTTGGAGAAAACCCGTTCTGTGATGTACATGCTGTTGGAGGATTTCGAGGATCAGATCATTCCGATGTTCACGATTCCCGACACTGATCCGGTGCAGGTGCGTGCCGCGACGCGGGCGATCATCAAACGCGCGAGGGACACCCTGAATGCGCCCCGCTGACCGCGCCTGGATCGCACTCGGGTTGGGTGTGGTCGCGTGGGATGTGGCGTGCGATGACGGCGAGATGCTGTCAGAAGCCTCAGCCCGGTATGCGAAGAAGCACCCGTTGATTGCGTATGCGGTGATCGGGTCGGTGGCAGCACATCTGGTCAACCGGATTCCGAAAAGGTTCGATCCGGTTCACGGGGTTGGGGCGTTGTTGCGGGTATGGAAGCGGTGACCCGCTGGCTCGCACTACCCCTCTGGATCAGCGCCGCCCTCATCCTCGCCGCAGCTCCTGCTCGAGCCGATCTCGGTGGGGAGGTTCCGTCTCCGGGGACGTGTGACTATCCCGCGGTCGGGCACTCCGGAAACTATTTCAACGTCTACATCTATGTGTGTGATTTCCCCACCGAAGTCAATGGGGCGCATCATCACTGCGAGTACGGGGGGGCGATGATCCAAGGCCAAGCCGGTATCTCCATCGCCTTCTTCAACGCCAACCTCAGCGGCGATTTGGGGGTGATCTCGGGGTGGTGTGACTGGCTGTGTCCCAGCGGGGAGCGGGCAGCGCAGCCGAACCCGCCGGGGGGGTGGAAGAACTTTATGATCGCCCGCACCTGCAAACCCGTCGGCCCCCCACCACCATCACCGTGGGGCACGGTAGATAACCCGAACCCGCCCCCGCCGGAGCCGCCGCCGGTGGATCAGATGCAACCCTTGGTCGCTACGCCGTGGCAGCCCGGATTGAATCCGGGGACGCAAACCAACCCCGGAGCTCTCCCCTCTATCCCGCAGGAACCCGCCCGATGATGCTGTGGCGGCTCCACATCCGCCGCGGACTCATCCAATGGCACGGGCCGCTGCGGACGTACACGCTGTGGCCGTGGAAGGTGCAGGACCGCGGCAACCTGTGAGCCGATAAGGTTGCCCACTGTAAACCGGTCCTATGTAGTTCACTCTACCACTTTGGTGGTACTGTTGACAGCGTGGAAGAGGTAGAGGACTGGCTTGAGCAGCATGGCCGGAAACTCGCCAAAACCCGCACAACGGAACGCAAAGACCTTGAGGCCGCGGAAGCATTGACCGTGGAAGCCACAGCGGCCGGCGTCCCCGAAAGACGCATCGCCAAACTGTTGGGTGTGGATCGTATGACCGTACGCAAATGGGTAGGGAAACGATGAGCACGGTTGAGGAGCGCGTGCGGGAACTACTCGCGACGACGTACCTGCCCGAGGGCGTGGACATCTACATGGCGAGCCCGAACCGCAACCTCGGCATGAAAACACCGACCGAGCTGATCGCTGCCGGTCGGGGTGAAGCCGTGCTGGCTGAAGTCAAGTATCTGACAGGCGACGCGTGGTAAACGACGTCGGGAAGTGGGTAGGCAAAAGATGAGCCTCGTGGATCAGATCCTCAACCTGCCCGCCGTCTCTAGATATCTTGATGCCGAGCGAGAAAAGCACCGTGTGGCGATTGCCGCCGCCAAGGAACTGGACGCCGTGTTTGAACGCGATGCTGCCCGCCTCACAGCACGGATGGTCCTTTCCGGCTGTTGGGTAGGCAAACAATGAGCGGAGCACTTGACCGCAACGTGACCCAAGCAATCTTTCTCGTGGCTTGCGATTACCTGCGCGGCGATGACAGCGAGTATGACGTCCACGACGGCCTGTTGTGGGACATGGCGGTGGACATGCATAAAGCCGTCAACGCCGAGGTAGGCAAACGATGAGCGCGACTCCAGATCGGTCGTGGATCGAGTTTTCAAATGGTCTACGCGGACAAGACCAGAACGTCATCAAGAAATTTGATAGGCAAACGATGAACGACTTGGACATCCGCGTTGACGTGTACACAGCTGGTGTGCTCCGTGAGGGCTACCCCGCTTCGTATCCGTGCGTGGTAGTGACGCACATGCCGACCGGGATTGTCGAAAAGGATGCTTCCACGCCCTCTCAGTTGCAGAACAAAGCCGCGGCGATGGCGCGGGTTGAAGGACGGCTAGGCAAACTAGATTGACCGCCATGTCGTCACCTGTGTTGTCACTCGGTTACGGCTGGGGAGTGTAGCTTGGAGTGTAGTGGCTGGTCCGATATCCTTTTGACCTGTGCGCCGTCAGGGTTTCGAACCCCGGACCCGCTGATTAAGAGTCAGTGGATCTGCTACAATTGACCAGTACGAACACCGAATAAGCCCAGGTGGGAGTGGAATGAGATGGAATGACTAACCATTGACCTGGAACTAGTATGTTGTCAGTTGGGTTGTCAGTGAGTGAGCATGAATCACCGCGAGGAAATCGTTGTAAGAGAGGGAATGATATGGATCAACCGGGGACGATGCGGATGTCACCTGACGGCGATACCGCGATACTTACAACGGACAATGACGAAGCTCCCTGGTTCCATATCGACGGAGATGGTCGGCGCTACTGGGCCACGCATGACGACGTGAAGAACTGGGCTGTCCGTAAAGCATCATTTAGCCCGGCACCTGAGTTGAAGTGGACAACCGTGCCAGCTGGAAGATTTGGGGCATGAACAATTTGAAGGACTTGGCTGACTTGATCGGCAGGCATGAGTCACCCGATTATCACGCCTTCACCTGGAGCTGCGACTGTGGCGTTGACTTCCATGATGCAGACTCCCACGCCGATCATCTCGCTGCTGTACTCAATGGCATCCTCGGGCTACATCTTGACTAAGTGCCGTTCCGGTGTTGGGTAGAGAGAGGAAAACATGAGGGATTACGTCGCAGCATTGCGCCAGGCACTCGCAGCACACGATGAGTGGCCAACCGATCTAACCCGCGAACGGGTGGTCGATGCGGCACGCGCCGCGCTACGCGAGCACGACATGGTGCAATACCTGATCGACAAAGGACTGCCACCGATCAGCACCGCTGAGCTGGCGCGTCAATTAGAGAGAAACACGCAACAGTGAAGGTTGAGAAACAGATGAGCGACGGATTGGACGCCTGGGAGACATGGACATACCGTTGACCGTTGGTGAGTTGGTCGCAGAGTTGCAGGAGCATCCGCTAGACCTGCCCGTCTATCTGCACTTCCATGACAACGGCGAGGAATGTATCGGGGTTAGTCGCGGCAAGCAGGGCAATCCCCTGCGTGACGTGGTGTGGATCTAGGAGCAAATATGAAATCCCACCCGATGCGCGTTCTCACCGATGACCAGTTGCGCCGCTGGCGCGACGACCAGGCAGCCATCATCGGCGGTATGTCCCGCAGTACACACCGAGATGTTGGGCGTGAGATGCGCCGCCATCAGCGCACACTGGAGAAGATCGACGCTGAGATTTTCCGACGTGAGGTGGCTACACCATTCGTTTGGGTACCGCCCAGCATGAGAGAAGACTACGAGTGGAAACGTGCGGCACACCGTCAGTGCATCGAGTTGACCAGACGCTTTCAGGAGGACGGCGGGGCAGCAGCATTCTTCCAATGGGCAAACGCCTACACGCTAGCTTGTGCAGGCATCTTTTCAGAAGCCGACTACTACGGGTCGACGTAACCGTGGAGGAACGATGAGGGATTCCACAGTAAGGCTGATTCATGTCTAAGCGTCGTAGTCCTGGTGATGGGTGGAGAGAAGAAAACATGGAAGACGCCGACAAAGACTACTGCTGGTGCGGCACCCGAGTGACCTACCTAGCCACCGTTGGCAAGTGGCTTTGCAGCGCCCACGGCTACCAGGAGAGGGTCTACGGCCCAACCCCCGACCTGCCGACACTACCGCACGCCTGAACGCACAGTTGTATCGGTAGTCGCGGTGATGGGTAGAGAGAGGAAAACATGAGCGACGAGAAGGGCGACCCGGTAGAAGTTTCCTACGACGAACCCGACGGAATGTCGATTGGGTTTACATACGAAACTGCTCCCGGCGAGTACGTCGAGTTTGATTTTGAGGATGGCAAGGTCGGCGTTGCCGCATCTGATGATGAGTGTCCAGGACACATGTCATGGCTGTCGAAAGAGCAGGCTGTCGAGATCGCGCAGCAGATTCTTGGCTGGGCCGGGATAACCCAACCCGATGCCCTCTAAGCGTCGTTCTCCCGGTGACGGTTCTCTGTCGAGACGTAAGTCGGATGGCATCTATGTCGCTTCGGTGGAGATCCCTAGCTTGGATGGGAAGCGTCGCCAGAAACGGGCGTTTTCGAAGGACCGAAACAAAGCGATAGCGAAGCTGAATAAGCTGCGGGCCGAGGTGGCCGCCGGCCATATCGCGGTGACGGGTAAGACAACGGTGGAAGCGTGGCTTCAGCGCTGGATTGAGGACATCCGCGGCCCGAAACTCCGCCCGGGGACGAAGGACGATTACGCCCGCACCATCCGCCTGCACATCAACCCCCACATCGGCACCAAACGCCTGGACAGGTTGTCGGCGCAGGATGTGCGGGTCATGCAAACCAGCATCAAACAGTCACGCACCGCCCAGCTCGCGCATGTCATCCTCCGTAGCGCTTTGGGGGATGCGATCAAAGAGGGCATGCTGACAAGGAATGTGGCGGAGGTAGCCGAAAAACCGAAACACGTTACGTCGCAGCGGTCGCCTCTGTCCTCCCCCGAAGCGAAACAGCTACTTAGATCAGCTATCGACTCGGGGGATCGGTGGGCCACAAGATGGGCCGCAGCCCTCCTCCTCGGCGCACGGCAAGGCGAAATATTGGGCCTCCAATGGAACCGCCTCGACCTCGACAACGGGATAGCCGACTTCCGGTGGCAGCTCCAACAGCTCGAGCAGGCCCACGGCTGCGGACAACGTCACAGTGACAAAACAACCCCGTCAGTTGTTGTTGCGACTGACGGGGTTGATGAGATGAACCCTCCCCGAGAGAATAGCACGTGGCCATGTGGGCGCAAGCGTCCAGGCTGGTGCCCCCAAAGGCGTTGGGACCTACCCCGCGGATTCGAACACCAAATCCTCCACCGATCCCTGGCGTTGACTGCACCGAAGACGCGGGCCGGAACCCGGATCGTCCCCATCCCCGCCCCCCTCTGGGCGCTCCTCCAAATCCACCCCCACGGCACCGACAACCCGCATGGTTTGGTGTGGCATCACGACGACGGCCGACCCATCTCACCGCGGGATGACTACGACAACTGGCAGACAGCCCTCTCCAACGCAGGGTTGCCGCCAGCGCCGTTGCACATAGCGAGGAACACCTGCGCGAGCCTCCTAGCCGAAGCTGGAGTGCCCGAAGACATCCGAATGGCGATACTCGGGCAGGTCTCCCTAACCGCGCACAGGAGTTACGTCTACCGCGACCAAACACAAACCCGACAAGCCATGACCGCACTAGACCAGCTTTTAGGATGAACGCAACATTATCGGTGAAAGGATGATGCAATGAGCAAAATGCGGATGACGTACCCGCAGGCCGACCTGTCCGAACTGGTCGAGTCGCCCACGCTATCGGGCGTACCTAAACATGCGCTGTGGTGGCGACTGCGGGCGCTCCCCGGTGCGGACGGCTATACCCACGTGATGCAGATCGACGACATGGACAATCCAACGCTGATCACCGTCACTTGGTCCGATGAAGGACGCGATGAAACCGCCGATCCATTCGCAATTCAGGTCCACGATGACCGCGATGAGCCGCCGTATCTGGGGTTCTACGCAACTATCACGTCGGTGTCCGGCTCAACAACCTGGCTCGATGCACTAGATGTTGAGCCACCCACATCAAACCCGCGCTGGGAACCGCTGACGCGGCCCGGCACCCACCGACACCCGTCGATGATGGACAACATTGAGCAGCAGCGGAAAGAGCGGGGGTTATCTCCGACCTGGTTCGACGACCTTTACATAGGGCGGCGCTGACGGCGCATCGTAGTTATGTGTATCGGGATCAGGCGCAGAACCGGCAAGCCATGACCGCCCTCGACCAGCTACTAGGGTGATCGCAACATTATCGGCACTTAGGAGACAACGATGCCGCACTTCATTCTCAAGCCCGAACCCGACAAAGACGTTTACGTATGGTGGTCAACCATCTGCGAGGCACCATTGGCGGTGGGCACGCGGGACGAGCTGGCAAAGCGTATGAGCCGCTCCGGCGAGCACGCTCCACCGGAACGCTTCGACCGCGCCGACCAGCGCGGCACCAGTTCGGTTGACGGACTAGACGGTTGGGACGACGGCAAAACCACCGGCAGCGTCATTGTCGAACAGCGCGGCCTAGTCCAACTCAAAGACCTGCCCGAAGTGTTCCGCTGCATGGAAGCCGACGAGCCTTACGACCACGTAGTAACCCCGTTTGACGACGACCTTACATAATAAGGCAGAAAGGACGAACATGAGCGTGGATGACGAACGCGGAAACTCACACTATTACGTGATCGACTGCTGCGACGAGTACGTGTGCGCGGAGTGCGGCCAGAACCCCTGCGCCGTCCTCGACCCGGACCTTACATAAGGCCGTCGACGCACCGCATCGTGGCTATGTGTATCGGGATAGCTAATTAGTAGACGCCTATCTGTCAATCTGCTGTGACCGTAGTCCGTTGCACCGGTTGACGTGTCCGGATTATCGTAGCGTCAGTTTACCGGATAGTTACCCGGGAGTAGGTTCATGTTGGGTGTCAAGAAGCGGCGCCGCGGCATCACAAGGGGAAAAGGGTCGGGGCAGGGGCACACAGGCATGGACCATGAACTAAACGAGATCAAAGCCCACATCAATCGCGTCCTCGATTGCATGCCCACCGAGCAGGCTCAGCGCCGGACCCGCGCGCACCTGGAGTGGGAACTCAAAGAGATGCTCAAACACATCTCACCGAAAGACTTCAGCACATCGGAGCTGCTGACGCTAATTGCGATTCTGCATCCCATCCATGCCCGGGTCCTCACCCCAGTCTTCGGGAACAAGCCCATCTTGACCATCGTTGCCGGCGAGCCTGCGGTAGCGGGCGAGTCGGTCGGCTAACCCCTTCACGAAAGCCTCATCGGACACATCGTCCATAGACACGGCGATCTGAATCGGACCCGAAATGTCGTCGGGGGCCAGGAATCCTGCGGCGACGAACGCTTCAACGGGCTTGCGCCCGTAGGCTTTCGCGAATTTCACCACATGCTCCACTGTCGGTCTTTTGTCGGCTTCCCAGCGTGCAACGTCAAGCCAGCGGCCGACGGTGGTCTGGTCCACGCTGACGGCGTAGGCGATGTCTTCCTGGTTGGCGTTCCGTGAGTGTCGCCGCACGTACTGCGGCCACGTCTCCAACTTCTGCTGCATGCAAGCATGGTAATGCATGGATGCGACACTAGCTAGCCACAATTTAGTGACCATACCGAAGGTATCGCAGGTCACGCGCCATACATAGAAAATACATGTGCCCGCATCGGTGCAGGGATCTCCTCAGATTTCTTTCGATTCACCTGAACACACCCTTGACTTACCCTTGCATATGCACAGCTGCCATGCGTATGCTCACCTACATACCAGCCGACCAGCGCAAGGGTGAAACACGGTGGCATACATCAAGCTTCGCAAAGAAGGCTTAGCCAAACTCCGCGGACTCGCACCACAGATGAGCGACAGCCAACTGTCCCGCAAAGCCGAGATCCACGCCACCCAACTCCACCGCCTCCTCAACGAGGACTCCAACCCCGGTACACGCACCATCGCCGGCCTATGCCTTGTGTTCGGCAAAGATTGGTTTGGGGAGTTGTTTGACGTCATCTCCGATGACGAGGTCACCAAATGACGGACTGGTTGACCCCCAATGAGGCTGCGGCGTATATCCGCGCCAGGAATGCCCGCACCATCAAAGACGCCATCAAATCGGGCCACTTGGCCGCCTATTTCTATGGCACCGGCACCCGTGATGTCCGCATCGACCGCGAAGACCTTGACCAGTGGATCAAATCGCGGCCGTGGGAACCGGGTTCCTCATGACCGACCAGCTGCCCCTCCTGTTTTGCGGCACCACTGCTGCAGCCTTCGAAGAATTCCACCAGCAGAACAAGCACGTGTACGCGACGTTGGTGCGGTTGGCGCGGGAATGGATCAACAGCACCGGCTCTCGGAAGGTTGGTATCAAGAGTCTCTTCGAGGTCGCGCGCTGGACACTTGCCATCGAAACGTCCGACGCCGAATACCGGCTTAACAATTCCTACACCGCGTACTACGCGCGGTTGTTGATGGCTGAAAACCCTGAACTGGACGGGCTTTTCGATTTGCGGGCGTCCAGCGCCGACAATTGGATTCTCACAAGGGAAGTCGCATGATCGCGGACACCGTCTTGGCTCTAGCGTTTTTCGTCATCATCGGTGCCTGCGTGGTCGGTATCGAGTGGCTCATAAGTAGCGCCAAATGAAGTCTCATCAGCGGTGTCACTGCTGCGGCCGCCTGTTGGTTCCCGTGAACGGACGGATGCCGCATCACCGCCGACCACCCGTGAAGCATGACCGCACTGTGTCGTTGCCGTTGACGGGCCGCGACGCCCCCTGGTGCGCAGGCGGTGCGGCGTGAGTAAGCACAAGTACCTGCCGTTGGCGTCGGATGACGAGCGGCACGGCACGGACGGCGGCTACACCAACCAAAAGTGCCGCTGCCAACCATGCAGGGCTGGTCACGCCAAGGCGCAACGAGAAGCTAATCGGAGACGCTCCGAGCGGCCCATTCCAGGCCACGTGCATGGATCAATAAATGGCTACCGGAACTACCTATGCAGATGCGAAAAGTGCTTAGAGGCCAAGCGAATAGTGAGCCGCGAGCAGTACCGCCGACGGTATTCGGCAGAAGCGCGCGGGTCTAAATGGTCGGTTGAGTGCAAACGAGGACACAAGCGGACTCCTGAAAACACCTATCAGCGTAAGGACGGCCGCACCATGTGCCGTCCATGCATTCTTGACCGCCAACGCAGCTACCGCGCCATCGCAAGGGGAACGGAATGACTGGCGTATCGGATTGGAGTCCCAATAGTGACCCTCCCTTTACCGCTGGACCTCCCGGATTCGTCGGAGCTGGTCGATACGATCTCGGGTGTGATCACGGGGCTGCGGGTACAGCAGGTGAGCAGCCAGACCGCCAATACCGCTGTGGTCCGTCACCACTACCTGCACAGGCGCACGTCGATCAGCTTTGCCTACGGACTGTACAAGGGGCCGAAGATGCTTGGGGTGGTGACGTTCGGAACCCCGCCGTCGCGGCATCTGCAAATGTCGGCGTGCCCGTCCGACCCGTCGAAGGTGATCGAGTTGAATCGACTGTGGGTGGACGACGTGCTGCCCCACAACACCGAGTCATGGTTTGTGTCGCGGGCGCTGAAGATGTTGCCTCCGAGAATAGTTGTGTCCTACGCAGATCCTCGGTTCGGCCACTACGGCTATATCTATCGGGCGTTGAACTTCCGGTATGCGGGCTGGACGGATATGGAGCGCAAAACACCGCGCTACGACTACATCCCAATCGACACGTCGAAGCACACGCGCGACGCATTCAGGAATGGCATCGCCTACCGGGTGCGCCGCGTGGCCAAGGTCAAGTACTGGACCGTTACGGGGCCGAATCGCAACGAGCGGCGGCACCTAGAGAAACTGTCAGGCTGGCCGCGCTTCGACTGGAAGCGGCTTCCACCACCAGCACCGGATCAGGTCAGCGCCGCGGAGGCTTAGCGCGACCGGCAATCTCGCAAGAGGTTGCCGCGTGAGCATCTATTACGGTGAGTGCCCGCCGTTGTCGGCCAGTGATTTCCCCATGTCTGCCCCCGGCGGTGTTGATGCGTCTTCCCCGCCGCAACCACCGCTGGGGGCCCAAACCACCGAAGAAGCCTTCGATTCACTGCGCAAAGAAAACGCGGCATTGAAGGCAGACAACATTCGGCTGGTGTTGGAACTCGCTGCCGCCCAAGCACAACGGGACACCGCCAACGCTCAAGCTACGCATTACCGCACCTACTACACCCGCACAGGTTGGTGAAACAGTGAAATCCTTTTGGCAGTCGATCGCCTGGGTAGCGGAGACAGTCCTCAACCATTGTTGGCCGTTGGAGACGGAACCGTCCATGGCGGATGTGGAGCGGGAACAAGTCCTCTATGGGGATGGGGCTCACGATGTGTGGCCCGATAAAGAAGCTGAGGATGAAGTGGGTACGGGTGGGCGCGTCGGACCCGATGATGTGTGGCCGGAAACCCCCGACCCGATGGACCACCTCATCGACCTGCTTGAGCAAGTTCGGGACCTTTTGTCTTCCGCTGTATCCCCCGACGCAGCGGAACGCCCCGGATCGGTTGTGCCCCCGACCGATCCGGGGCACCCAAAACCACCACCGGACCGATCTTGGATCGAGTTCACCAAAACGCCCTGGAAGTAAAGAAACGGCCCGCACCGGATCAGCGGTACGGGCCAGACAAAGAGAGGTAGTCAATGTCAGATCAAACGGTAACACACGAAACCTTCCCAGATAGGGAGGTGGACAGTCAGGCGGAGTTCGATGCCGACCTCGACTACCTCAAAGGTTTAGCGTCGGCGATCTTCGAACACGCCACACCCCAAGACCTGCTTCACATCGCAGCATTCGACAAGGACCAAGCGTGACCCGATACATCCTGTGGGGTGTCGCCTGCGGACTGGTCATCGGCGGCTCAGGATGGCTATCCGCGAAAGCCGACGCCGCCACCACCCAAACCCCGTCCATCTGTGCCGCTTTCGACGCATCCCCCACGTTCGCTTCGGTCAACCACGTGATGCAAACCCTCCTCGACAACGGACACAACCTCCAGCAGGCATCCCAACTGGTCGTGCAAACAGTCGAAACCCGCTGCCCCCAGCATCTTTCCCTGTTGGAGGCGTACGTGGATGCCGGCGTATTCCTATACCCGGAGCTAACACGATGAAGGGCGCAATCATCAAGCGCCGCCGCGCTGTGCTGAGGCCGATCGTCAATTGGTGCAATCGGAACCTTAGTCAGAGAAATCTGGACTGGATAGCGGACCACTCTTTCGGATGGGTAAAGATGGTTCCCCGTCCCGTCCGAATCCCCGGATCACCGTATGTAATCGCGGGCGTGAAGGTGATGGATTGGGTTCGCCTGGATGAGCAGCCCGAGGGAGAACCGGCGTTCGGCGGGTTCGGTAAAGGCGGTCCGTGGTGAGGTCGCTGCATGATCGGATGTGTGATGCTGCCGAGGTTTTAGAAGAACTATCCGCACTGTACGGCTACAAGTTCCCCAACGAGGCCGGATGGTCGGCCACCGAACTACGCCACGAAGCCCAACACGTGGGGGACCGATGAGCACCTACGAATCGTGGATGGATCGTGCGGCGTGCGCGGGTTCTCCAGTGGACTTCTATCCTGACGAACGCTCCAACCCTGCGCCCGCGTTGGAGATCTGCCGCTCCTGCCCAGTGACACGGGAATGCCTCGACTACGCGCGAGAGCATAAGCAGGAAGGCATCTGGGGAGGATTTACGGAGAATCAGCGCAAGGGACGTAAGAGGGTACGCACCCTCCAGCCGTGCGGAACTGTGGCAGCCTTCCAACGCCACGTACGCCGCCGTGAAACCCCTTGCGAGGCATGCCGGGAGGCGAAGAACCAATCCCAGAAGCAGTCCGCTCCGCAGCATCTTGTGCCGTGCGGCACTTACGGGGCGTGGCGGCGGCATCTCAGGCGCGGCGAGCAGCCATGCAAGGCATGCCGTGATGAGCGCAACAGGTTACAGCGGGAACGACGATCAGCCGGGAACGCGTCATGAAAGACACCAGGCTTAATGAGATTGCAGCACTTGTGGATGATGCTCGCTGCCTCATCGCAGATATGAAGGATGAAGGGGTCCTAGCTGAGGACCGCATCGCACTGGACCGTATCCGGGGCAGCCTCAACGACGCCATCCGCAGAACAAACAACCTGAAAGACGCCTGATGGACGACCGGATGAGGGATGCAGCAGCACGCGCGATCGTGTTCCAGGTGCTCGAGCAGGCCGCTAAAGCCCGCAAGGATGAGGCGAAAGCTGAATTGGCCCAGATGGAGCCTGGTGACACCATCGCCGGCAAGTGGGATGGCCAGCTCCTCGGCAAAGCCACAATGACCACGGGTCGCACCAAACTCATCGTCACCGACGAACAGAAGCTGTTGGAGTGGTTGCAGTACAACCAGCCCGACGAGATCGTCATGTCCATCAACCCCGCATACCTTCGTTTGCTTGAGTCGCGGGCGAAAGAAGTCGGGGCGGTCATCGACACCCAGGGGGAGTTGATCCCTGGTCTCGAGTTGGTAAGCGGCGATCCGTATGTCTCGGTACGCAAGGAGAAGGACGCGCCATTCGTTGTTGCGCAACTTCTTTCCGGTGGTCGGGTGTCCCTCGATGGCATAAGGGAGTTGGAGCAGTAATGGGCTTCGATCTGGATTCGTACAACACGGTCCCCGAGCGGATTGCGGAGTTCCGCGACAAGTACCCGGACGGCTCGCTGCAGCAAGTGAAGTACGAGCTGCTGGAAGTCCCGATCTATACGAAGGACAAAGAGACCGGGATTGTTTCACAAACCGCCGTCCGCGTTTATCTCGCATACACGGCAGCCGCCTACCGGAATGCCGACGACATGAAGCCCGGCATCGGGACCGCGTGGGAGCCTATCCCTGGTCCTACACAGTTCACCCGTGACAGTGAGATGCAAAACGCTGAAACCGCGGCGTGGGGCAGGGCAATCGTGGCCACACTCGCGGCAGATACCAAGAAGGGCATCGCTTCCCGTGAAGATGTCCAGTCACGCAAGGGGGACTGGTGATGTGGTGTGAGTGCACGTGCGGTCATCACCGCAGTAACCATCCCTGGCTCGGCCACGGGCCTTACGGCTCGACATCCGGTTACGGGGGATGCGATCACTGCCTCCAGTGCGACAAGCCCTCCCGTGAGCATGTGTTCGTTAGCCACCAGTTCAAACGCTGCGACTGCCACATGTACCAGGAGACAGCATGACCGGGTTCCCGCCGGGGGTGCGCGAGATTTTGAGTGAGCGCAGCGCCGGAATGTGCGAGTTGTGCGGCATTGATCGAGCCGTCGAGGCACACCATCGCCGTCCCAGAGGCGCTGGTGGCTCACGCAGAGACACCACAAACACGCCGTCAAATGCGTTGGTGCTGTGCAGCTCCTGCCATCGGATGGCTGAAAGCTACCGGGCAGTGGCGATCCTGATGGGCTGGATTGTCGCCCAGTCCGAAGGCAATCCGGCCCGTGTTCCCGTGCTGTATCGCCGGCGATGGATGTACCTAGACGACTGCGGGAACCTCTTGGAGGCGGCTGCGTGAACATCTTCAGGCAGTTGGGTGACCGTAACTCTGTGATGGTGACAGACGCCCTCACACGTACCTGCACGATCTGCAAAGCAGCCCCACGGGTTGATTGTCGGCATCCGTGGGAGACGTCTGAACCGTTGGGTCGGATAGTGCATTTGGCTCGGGCACAACACCACATGGACAGGGGCAAGTGATGGCGGTTTCAAAGCGGTTGCGGTTTGAGATATTCCGCCGCGACAACCACACCTGTCGATACTGCGGACGGACAGCTCCCCAGTGGCCTATGCAGGTCGACCACGTCACCCCGACAGCACTGGGAGGAAGCGACGAGCCGACGAATCTTGTTACCGCGTGCGTAGATTGCAACGCCGGAAAGACGTCAGTGCCGCCTGGTGCTCCGCTGGTGGATGATGTGTCCGCTGATGCGCTGCGGTGGTCTAAGGCTATGCAGCACGTGGCCCAGATCCGGTTGGCGGAGATGCGGGACCGCGAGGAGACGCTGGCTTGGTTTGCTGGTCTTTGGGCCGATTGGAATTACGGCGGCAAGACCAACCCCAAGCCAATCCCTGCGCCAGAGGGGTTCGAGGGAATCTTCAAGTTCCTCGCGGCTGGTCTGACACGGGAAGAGATCCAGCACCTGCTCAACGTGGCCATGAGAGCGACACACATTCCGCCGCAGGCCACGTGGAAGTACTTCTGTGGCTGCTGCTGGAAACGCATACGTGACAACGCTGATATGGCAGCGGCGATCCTCACCGCGGAGGGGGACGACTAGTGGCGTGGTTCATGGTCGATGACCAACTCGCCCTCCATAAAAAGGTGTGCGAAGCAGGTAACGCAGCGATGGGGCTATGGGTCCGGGCCGGCGCATGGTCTATGCAGAACCTCACAGAAGGGTTCGTCTCAACGTCAGCTGTCCGAGCGCTAGGAACATCAGGCCAAGCCAAAGCTCTTGTCTTATCTAAATTGTGGGTCAAGGTGGAAGGCGGCTACCAGTTCCATGAGTGGGGGACGAGACAACTATCTGCTGAGCAGATTGCCGAGCGTAGGCGTAAGCGCGCGGAAGCTGGAAGCAAGGGCGGCAGGGCATCCGGACAAAGCAGAAACGAAGCAAAAGGCGAAGCAAAAGGCGAAGCAAATGCTTCAGCACGGCCGGATCAAAATAGAACCCCTTCCCTTGTCCCTGTCCCTGTGGTGGTTGATTTGGGAGGGGATGTTACGCAAGTAGACGCGGCCGAACCCCCTCCCCGCTGCCCAAAGCATTTGAATGACGCCGATCCACCGAACTGTGTGCCTTGTCGGGATGCCCGTCTGGCGAACGCATCCTGGCATGCAGGGGAATTGGATCGACGTCGGCAAGCCCGCGCTGCGGAGAGGGCGCGCGCTGATGCCTGCCCGGTTTGTGAGGGCACGCACTGGATTCCGAACACGTATCCCGTCCAGCGCTGTGACCACCAGGAGCAAGCCCATGCCTGAACTTCGCGTCACTCACGGCGAATACGGGTTCGCTTGGGGCCCGGTTTATGTGCAGCGGACAACCGAAATTGATGGCCGCGTGGTGCTTACTGTCACAACCGACACGGGACAGACCATTGACATTTACGTCTCCCGCACCGGCCGCAGCTTGCGCGTCTTCAAAAAAGGCCGCGGAGAACTCACATGAGCTACGCCCACGACGAAGACCTCAACGAGCTGCCGCCGTATCCAGTGCAGTGGGAAGCGCATCAGCGGGTGGCCGCGTATTGGCATGCCCTGAACTTCACCAGCTTTCCCGGAACCACGCAGGGTTGGTATGCGGTGTGGAAGTCGTTGGAGCGGGAGCACAACCGACGGCACCCGAGCACGGAGGAGACAGCGTGACTCAGATCCGCGCTAAGGCGCGTACTAACACGAAACCTTTGACCCGCACACCCTGCAACGGCCACGGCACCCCGCGCCCCTATCAACGCATCTGGGCGTACCGGCATACGAAAGTGTCACAGGCTGATCTGCCGATGATCGCTAAAGCCTTGGGAATCCGTGAAGACGCGGTCATAGACACTGCAGTGAGGCTAAGTGGGGGAGAGCCGTGAACGACATTAGACAGCGCCTCGCAGACGCACTTCGGGAACACCTATTGTGGCCCGGTACGCACTGTCGCTGCGATCACCAACTGGACGGCTCCGGTGGACCCGGTGAGCGCCGATCCCGTTACCAAACCCATCTCGCTGAGGTGTTGTTGTCGTTGCCTGGTATCGCCATCGTGGAACTACCGGATCGTCTTCCCGGATACACAGAAGGTGAAATGCCTCGCTGGGAAACCGCCGAAATCGTTGTGCAAACGGACCATCACGACTGGGTCCGACTAAACAGTGAAGCATTGGAGCCATGGGAGGCGCGCGCACTCGCTGTACGCCTCCTGGCTGCCGCTAACGCAGTCGAGGCCGTCCAGTGAGGGACCGCACCCGTAAACCCGCCACACAACCTCCTGAGACACAGGAACCACCACCTGAGTTGGACTGGGACGCAGCCGTAGCCCGGTTGGAGAAGATGCTCAGCGACATGGAGGACCAATGAGCAACATTCAGCAGCGGATAGCGCAGATCATCAGACAGGTCGACGGCGATCACACGATGGGTGCTGCAGCTCTCGCCGAAGCGTTGGTATCCGAACTAGGACTCACCCGCGTGGAAGGAGTTTCGTACGGTGTCCGCGATGTATTCGAAGTACCGCGTCCGGATGACTATGGGCCACGGTGGTCAAAGTTCTCCCGTTATGTCACTGAGTGGGTGCCCGCAATGGAGGACGAATGAACGTGCTCGCTGAGTTGGTCGCAATCCGCAAATCCCGCGGACTCACCCTCAAAGACGTCGCCAAACTCATCCAAATCACCCCAGCCGCGATCTGCCTCTTCGAACACTCACACCGCTACCGCCGCAACCCAAACCTATCCACACTCGTCCGGTACGCGGACGCTGTAGGCGCGGAAATCCATGCCACACCAACCCCGGAGGACGCATGAGCGAGTGTGCCAACTGCAGGCGACAATCGGATCTGTTCGGTTGCAAGCGCTGCCAGGACACATTGCGCGGATGGTTCTATGACACGCCGGGGTGGATCACTGCACTGCTGGAGGCGGTGCATGGAGAAACCCGCCTAGGTGAATCAGTGCGGCGCTCCAGTGAGAAGACGAGCCCGATGCTCTGCAACCTGGACGCTTCAGCCCAACTGGCTTATGCGCGATCGGTGCTAAACGAGTGGACGCGCGATCTGTGCGAGACCCGCGGATTGCAAACGCCGGATCTTGTTGATGGAGACCTCGCCATCTGGTTGGCACACAACGTCACAGCTATCGCCTGCGACCAAGGGTTCGGGGTTTGTTTCCTTGAGGTCAAACAGATGCTCGAAGACATCGAACACTTAGTGGACAGGCCCAAATCCCCAGCCCTCAACACATCGTGTCCAGCTATGCTGACTGTCGGTTACGGCGAGCAAGTGTGCGGCGCATATCTCACCCTTCTGCCCGAAGAGGATTCAGTTCGGTGTCACAATTGCAAGGCCACCCACCAAGTCCATGAGTTGACCGAACTGCGCCTCGATGCAGTGCCTAATGATCTGCTGTTCACTGCCACTGAAATACTGGACATCATGGCCATGATCCGCCGTCCCATCCCCGAATCAACGTGGAGGCGGTGGCGCCAACTCAAACAGGTCATGCCAGCCGGTGAACTGTATGGCGAACCCGCGTACCGCATCCAGGACGTTCGGGACTTCCGTAAAAAATGGACACGCGACAAAGCCAGTTAACTACACGCGTGTAATTTGCTGCTAAAGTGAGCGCTTGAGGGCTACTTCGCGCGCCCATGAACACCCCACATCCCTCGGTGTGGGGTTTTTCTTTGCACAAACCCAGGGGTCTAAATGGCCGTGATCACTGTTGTTCCCCTGCACCGCATGATCCGTGACGCCCTGCAGCAGCTACGCGAAGCGCGGGATGACGGCGATCCCGACCACCGCGCGGAAACCTGCTCGGGTGCATGCCTCATCTGCACCCACCAGAGACACCTCAACAGATTGCTCGACAGATTGCCCCGACAGGAGAGCCATGTCTGACCAGCTTCAGGTGATAGCCGAAGAAACCGCTGAAGGTAAGCGCGTCGTGGTGACATGGACACCCGTGGAAGCGGCCGTCAACGTTGAGCAAGAGCGTGGCTATTGATGATCATCCTCGGCATCGTTCTGCTGGTGTTGAGCGCATTATTGCCGGACTGGTTTCCTGTCCCGTACGCCGTGGAACACGCGCTCACTGTTGTTGGTGGACTACTGATCGCGTTGGGTTTGATTCTGCTGGTGCTGTCCCTGTTCGGTGTGGCAGTGGGGAATAGGCGGTACTGGTGGTAGACGCCAAGGCCCCAGACGATGTTCTGGACTACATGTGGAACTGGGGCAACTGGATGCCGACCGGGGACGCCATTTCCACAGTCGCCTGGACAATCCCCGAAACGTATTTGCCTCCACCGGCTGGGTTGATTGACGCTCCCTCATCGAATGGTGGGTCGTTCGCGGCGAACGCCTACTACTGGGTTGTGACCGCGGTGAACGATGCGGGGGAAACAACCCCGTCGAACGAGATCACAGCCACCCTGAGTGGGACGCAGTCTTCGGTGGGTTTGGGTTGGAACCCTGTTCAGGGCGCTAACGGATACAACGTGTACCGCGGCTCGAATACCACTGGGACTCCCGTGACGGTTGATTCGTCAGCAACGGGCACGAAGATCGGCACCAATTCCGGCTCTACAGGTTCGTTGACCGCGACCTGCACCTACACAAAAGGCAGCTCAGCGAACTACATCGTGGCAGCCGTCGGCTTCCTCGCCGGGTTGACCCCGTCATTGATGACGTGCTCTTACGGCTCTGACCCAATGACATTGCTGGGTTGGAATGTCGCCGGCTATGGTGGCACCGCCTACTTCGGCCTATCCAGCCCCCCCAGCGGGTCACAAACCGTGTCAGCGACGGTGCAGTCCTTCGGCAACGTCATCGGCATGGTTGTGGCGTGTGCATCGTTCAACGGTTGGGGTTCCACCGTCTACACCGGGACCGCTGGCGGTCAGGGAGGCAGCCCGTCCCAAACCGTGTCCGCTGTGTACGGAGATTTGGTGGTGTGGGCGGCGACCAACGTCACCGGCTCAGGTATCTCCGCCGCCATATCAGGATTCAACGGAACTAGCTTGGAGAACTCCGGGAACGTCAGTTTGCCGATCGACGACCAGATCGGGCTCCTCCTCGGCTACACATCAGCTGGCACATCGGGTACATCGACGGTGTCGTTCACGGCGAATGTGGCGCAAGCCAACATTGACCAGTGGTGGTCGGCCGCAGCATTGGCACTGTTGCCTGCTAGCCCCCCAATCAACACCCTCGTCACGTCCATAAGAAATCCGTCGACCACTCAATACACCGACACCGGTGCTACGGGTACAACAGGGTCACCGCCGGCCGCGAACACCGCATTCACCAGCATCAGTCTCGCCAGCAGCCCGGCAGCCTCGAACACCACGACCATGGCGACGGCGTGGATCGCTAACGGCACCGCCGGAAACAGTTATCCCGTGACATGCCAGATCACCACCGAGCAAGGGCGTATCGCGCAGAGAACTGAGTCCATCGCGGTGGAAAACCTGTGACCTTTCAAACTCCCGTTGAGCGGACATTCACTGTCATCGCATACGAGAATGCGCGGGAAATTGACATCCCAGCATCCAACAGGGTGTTCGTAGTCCCAGAAGACGAATAGATGAGTACAGCACAGCCAAAGAAGAAGCCGTTCGCGAAGATTGATGACCAGGAAACCCTCCAGCTGTTGATGGACAACATCCACTGCTTGGAATACCGGTTGGCTGGTGGGTCGCAGTGGCTGAAACTCCCCTACTTCCAGGAACAACTCTCCGGGAACCGTGAAGGCGTGCGGGAGATCAAACGCCGCTTCTGTGAGGCCATCGTCCAGCTGCTCGAGAAGAACGGCCGGTTGAAGGATGCCTGACCCCAACATTCAAGCCGCATATGTGGATAAGTTCATTATTCCGCTGTTGGCGAAGGCTGGGCTGAAGGTCAAAGTGACCCGCAAAGCCGAGTACACCACACTCAAGATTCCAGTGAAGCGTGCCATACAAGGCGGCTAGTCCCTGCACCTTCCCCGGCTGCGGATCTAAGGGCATTGTCCGTGGCCGCTGTAACCGCCATAAGCGGGGAACCACTACGCAGCGCGGCTACGACAACAAACACAAACGGACTAGAGCCTCCTACGAACTGGCAGTCCTACAAGGCCGTGTGACGTGCTGGCGCTGCGGCGAACCCATCCTCCCAACAGATTCTTGGGACCTTGGGCACGACGATAATGACCGCTCCATCACCAAAGGCCCTGAGCACGCCAACCGATGCAACCGCAGCACTGCCGCCAAGAGAAGAAACTAACCAGGAGAAAGAATAGTTATGGCTACCTTCCCCAACCAAGGCCCGCAGGGCGCTTCTAATGCCGGTACCGACCCCGCCGTCGTCCCCTACACCAGCGCAACCGTTTCGTGCACCTCCACCGCTGGTGGCACGTCCATTGTGACGATCCCGGCGAACGGTGCCCCCGTCCTGTTGACTAACGCCGCAACCGCGCCCGTGTTCATCGGTAACAGCGGTGTCACCACCACCACCGGATACCAGATCCCCGCCAGCGGCTCCGTCCTGGTGACCTACGGCATGTTCGCCCCCGACAGTGGTGGTGTTTCTTGCGCCCTGTACGGCATCGTGTCGTCCACGGCGAGCGTCATCACGTACCTTGTGCCCACCGCATGGCCCGGCAACGAATAACCAACTAGTGGAAGCAGCACAGCCATGATCGTCCTCGCCTTCACAGGCGCGCTCTCAAATGAAGCGCGGCAGCGCATTCAATACCAGTTTGAGGAAGCTAAGCGCCTAAACAGGATGATCGTTGTTGAGGACTGCGATGTTCTCAGCGACGACGCCGAGAATCAGGCAACCATCAAATTCTCAGACGGCTCGGTCGCATTCATCCCAGACGGCCTCACGCAGCAGGCTGTTATCGAGGCGATTCGTGAGATAGATGAAAGACAAAGGACCGCTTGATGCCTAACTTCGACAACTACCCAGGCACACCGCCCCTGTCCCCGTACGCCAGCGGTACAGCCACAGTAGGCACCACAGCAGTCCTGCTGGCCACAGTCACCTCACCCACAGGCATCCTGGTACAGAACAACAGCGGCACAGCCATCACCGTCTACCTCGGCGGCAGCACCGTGACGGCTACAGGCGCTACAGGTGGTTACGCGTTAGCGCAGAACGCATCAATCAACATCCCCACGCTGGGTGATGCAGGATGCCAGCTGTACGCCATAGCCGCATCAGCCGGCGCATTAGTCACCTACCTGTACCCCACCGCATAACCATGCATACCGGTGGATGGTAGGAGATCCCTCGAACAACCGTGCGACCATGGCACGCACACGCGTTCGATACCAAGAGGGTTGGCCATCCATCGAACACCTGTGTACAATAGCGACCCGATCATGATGACCACACCATAACCGCAGGTCAGCGCATACGCTATTGCACACGGTGACCATCTATCACCATAACCGCAGGTCAGACCTGCGGGGGCTATTAAATCCCTCCAACCATGCACCCACCACGACTCATCCAGTCCGGCGTAAATACCCACAAGTTTTGAAGCTTTTTGGTTTTCGCGTTTTCTGTCCAATAACGCGGGGTGCCGATGGCACGGCTTCGAATGGGTGTTCGACTCTAAATCGAACGCTTGTTCGCTCGTGCATTGTATTCATGCATATTCATTCACCAGGAGAGAATCATGCCAGCCAAGACGTCGTCTGATCTTTCTGCTGCTGAGCAGCATGTTGCTGAGGCTCACCGGTTGGTGGCTCGGGGTGGGGATCATGTGCAGATCGCGGTGCAGCATTTGGCGATTGCGCTGAAAGACCTGCTTAAAGAGCTAAATGGGTAAGCGTGGCCCTGCTCCGCGGCCGACGCATTTGCGGGCTTTGGAGGGTGTTGAGGAGGGCCGGCTGAATCGGGATGAGCCGATCCCTGCGGCTGGCGCGGTGGTGCCACCAGCGGATTTGCCGCACTCGGCGCAGGAGATTTGGAACCGTCTAGCCCCAGACATGATTCAGAAAAGGGTTCTGACCTCCTGGGATGTGGATGAGTTCGCGAATGCGTGCCGCATACAGGCGTTGTTGAACCGTGCGCTTGTTGAGGCGGAGAGCAATCCGCTTATCGCTGCGGGGTCGAACGACAACCTCATCCAAAACCCGGCGATCCGGATCGTGACCTCGCTTGAAGCGTCGCTGCGGTCGATCTGGTCACGGTTTGGTTTGACTCCGGGGGATAGGGCTCAGTTGAAGGTGGATGATGGTGGCTCAGCCTCCGGCGACGAAGCCCTCATCGTTTGAGCCTTGCGGCTGGATAAACCCGCTTGACCAGCAGGAATGCGCCGAAACTGGTGATCATTTCTGTGTTCCACGAGCCGATCATGTGTGCCAGTTCTTCGAACGCCTCCTCATGCACACCAAGGGCACTCAGTATCGGAAGCGGTTCCTGCTGAGGGTTTGGCAGTCCGAGGAGATCCTTCGGCCGTTGTTTGGTCGGGTGCGGTGGTCGGATGAGCATGCGTGTTATGTGCGGCAGTACCGCATCGCCTATATCGAGATGGCCCGCAAAAACGGCAAAAGCCAGATTCTGGCTGGCATCATGCTATACCTGTTGTTCGCTGATGGTGAGCATTCCGCCGAACTGACGTCGGTGGCGAAGGACCGCGAGCAAGCGTCAGCCGTGTTTGATGTGGCGTCGCAGATGGTTTTGCTTCAGCCCTTGTTGTCGAAGCACGCCAAAGTCATTCCATCCACTAAGAGGATTGTGCGGCCGAAAACGAACGGTGTGTACAAGGTTAAAGCCGCTGATGGTGGGCGGTTGTTGGGTGGTAACCCGTCGGGTGTGGCGGCGGATGAGATTTTGGCGTGGCCCACCCCGTCGGGGGCGGAAGTCTGGAACGCACTGCGATCCGGTATGGGGTCGATGGACCGCAAACAGCCGTTGATGGTGGCCGCTACCACAGCACCGCCGGCCGATGAATCGTTCGGCGCTGATCTACACAGGCGGATGGTGCGGGTTGTTGAGGACCCGGAGCGGGAACCGCACGTGTTCGCGTGGATCAAAAACCTTGCGCTTGATGCCGATATTTACGACGAACGCAGCTGGCATGTCCCCAACCCAGCTTTGGGGGATTTCCTGTCGCTTGAGGAAATGCGTTCGATGGCGCTGGAGGCCCACAACGATCCCGTCGCGGAACTGTCGTTCCGCAGGTTTCAGCTCAACCAAACCCTCGGTAGTGAAGTTCATTGGATGCCCATGCATCTGTGGGATGAATGCCAAGGAGCCCTGTACCAAAACGCCTCAGCAACTTTGGATGCGTTTGCGGGCCGGGATTGCTGGATGGGCATCGACCTCGCCGCCCGCCAAGACTTGACCTCTATTTGTTATCTGTTTCCGGACGGGGAAGAGATTGACCTGCTGTGGCGGCACTGGATGCCCCGCGAAGCCTACGAGAGACTGAACAAGGCGAACAGCGGGAAATTCGCTCAGTGGGTCAAACAGGGTTGGCTGCAGGTCACCGAAGGTGACGTCCTGGACTTCAATGCCGTCTATGACGCGATTGATTCGGATGCGCAACGTTTCACCATTCTCGGGGCGGACGCTGACCGGTGGTCATCCGACCCTGTCCTGCAGGAAATCGGCTACCGCACCTACATCAACGACGTGATGGCCTACTCCAACGACTTCACCCACATGTCTGACGGTATGCACCGACTGTTCGAACTCGTCCTCGAGGGGAAAGTCCGTCATCACGGAAACCCAGTCGCCAGGTGGTGCTTCGACTGCTGCGAAGCCCGACTGCATACATCCGACCCGGATCTGGTGATGCCGGCCAAGATAAAACGCGACCAGTCATCCAACCGGATTGACGCAGTTCCCTCAGGGATCATGGCCGTCAATGCGTGGTGGACCCGCGGCCGGGATGTCAACAGCGTTTACAACAACCAGCCGATTCTATTCGCCTAGTAGGAGTCCCGTGTTCCGCTCGAACATCGTAAAGCGCGCTGTTTTGAAGCGGTTTTGCATCACTTTGCGGGACAACGAAGCCACTTTCGCTGGTGTTTTGACCAACTTTGACGCCGAAATGTTCGTGTTTGAGGACTGCAAAACCGTTCCCACGCGTGAAGGAGAAACGCTTTCCGTCATCCCTGGGCGCGTGTTTGTGGAGCGCAGAACCGTCGCCTACTTGCAAGAGCTGCTGACGTGAGCTTCATCCTGGAAAACGGGCTCGCACAGCCCGTCGCCCCTCAAGCGTTCGCCGAAACAGCGCCGCTGTTTTACAACGGGTACTTCGTTCCCCATCAGGGACTGCAGCTCGAACGCAACTTTCAGACCTACGCCCAGCTGTACATGCGGCAGCCCGCAGTCGCGACGGTCGTCAACCGGATCTCGCACGCAGTAGCACGCCTAAAGATCAACGTGTGGGATACCTCCCCGTCCACCGGTAACGTTTTGCGGCCGCCGACCGGCGAGGGCGCCAGCGCCTACGCGAAGTTGATGGCGAACCCGTGCCCGTTCATGGCGCCCTACAAATTTCGGCTATGGCTGGCCACCACCTATGAGGTGTATGGCGAGGCGTTTCTCATCAAGATCCGTGATGGGGATGCCTACACCCGCGATACCGTGGTCGACGGAAAACGCGTCCAGGTTTCCGCCAAGACGGGGAAAACCAAAGGCTTCATTCCCATGCACCCCGCGTTGACGCAAATCTTCCGGGACCAGTACGGGGACTTGACATACCGGTTCATGGGACAACCCAACGAACTGATGTCCGAGGACATGGTGGTTCCGTTCACGTCCTACAACCCCGAAACCGCGATGCGCGGCATTTCACGGCTGGAGCCGCTGCGGTCAACACTGTTGAACGAGGACGCCTCCAGGACAGCGACAGCCACATGGTGGAGACATATGGGGCGACCTTCCGCTGTGATGCATGTCGACGGCAAGCTCAATCCTGTTGCCAAGGAACGTCTCAAAGAGCAGTGGGCGATGGAGTACCAGGGCGCGGAGAATGTCGGCAAAGTCGCCATCATGGAGAACGGCTCCAAGATTGAGAAGCTCCAACTGTCCTCGGAAGAGATGCAGTACATCGAGTCCCGGAAACTGAACCGGGAAGAAGTATGCATGGTGTACGACATTTCCCCAATCGCCGTCCACATCCTCGATCACGCCACCTTCGCGAACGTGACCGAAGGCTTGGTCAGCGTCTATCGAGACTCGATCTGCCCGCGCCTGGAGTTCCTGGAATCAGTGTTCGATCACTACGTCGGATCAGACTTCAACGGCCAACTCGAAGCGAAATTCGACACCCGCCAAGTGCTTCGAGGAGATTTTGTGCAGCGCGCCCAAGCCCATGTTCAGCTGGTGCAGACCGGGATTGAGAAAATCTCCGAAGCCCGCCCCGAATTCGACCTCGGAGACGCCGGACCGGTCGCCGACGAACTATACGCGCAGATGCAGATGCAGCCCCTCGGCGCCACCCCGCCGCAGGCCGCGCTACCTGCGGGGCGCTCCGATGACCCCAAAACACCCACCACGGGATCGGGTGGGGGCTCCGGCGTGGCATCCATCAACAGCCGCAAGTACATCGGCGACATTAGTTCGCTGATGGGTCGCGGTAAATCGTTAGATGACGCCACGACACTGTTATTTGAACGCAACCCTTCAGACAGCACAGCCATCCGCGAAGCCTATGAGCATTTCATCGGAAGGACCGCCTAGATGGACGTGGTGACCAAAGAGGCGACCGCGACCGCGACTATCGCTCCAGTCAAAGATGACCAGTCCGAATACGGTGAGGCAGACGTCATCCTATCGACGTCGTCCCTGGACCGTGACGGGGACGAATTACACGCCGAAGAGTGGAAAACCCCACTCCCGGACTACATCACATTCGACACCGACCACGGGATGAGTGTCGCCACCACTGTCGGCGGCGGTAAACCGTTCATCAACAACAAGGGCCAGCTGCAGGTCCGGGTCGGGTTTTCCAGCATCCCCCGCGCCCAAGAGGCCCGAACATTGGTGAAGGAACGCATCATCCGGAATGTGTCGGTCGCGTTCCTCAATCACACAGACCAGAAATCCGGTCGTGTCGAAAGGGAACTGCTCAACGGGGCGTTCGTCGCGGTCCCCGCGAACCCGGAAGCCGTCATCCTCGCCTCCAAGTCGAAGGTCACCCCGAACGACCTTGCGGCTGCCGCGAAAGCGAAACAGGACGCGGAAACGAAAGACGCCGCCAACTACAAAGACGACACCATGGCCGCCATTGCAGCCATGTTCGACGACGACAACGTCGACCCCACTCACAGGACCGCCTACTTCCGCGGCATGAGGGACCTCGCTATGCGCTTGGGTGCCGGCTTCCCATCTGATGACCCCGACGCCGTCCCATCCGCGCTAGCCCCGTCGAACCGTTCCGTCGATGACGAGAACATCGCAACAAAATCTTCGCCACCGGAAACGGTTGAAGCTCCCACCGACGCACCAGACGATGCTGCCGTCGCTGAGACCGACAACGAGTACGACGTGGCGCGGGCGAAAGCCCTTCTGTTCACGCTAGATATCGACTAGCGCGACCTAACCCCGCAGCACAGCCATGCCAGCGACCGTTGGCGATCCCGCATGCCCTTTTTAGGAGTTAATGCTGTGAATGCAGACGCGATGCGGAAACGCATCAAAGAAATTGAGGCCGAGGTCATCCAGAAAACGGATGACGTTGAAGCCGAAAAAATCACCAAAGCTGACTACCGCGAGTTCGTTGACAAAGTAGTCATCGGCGAAGGCGAAGAACTCAAGAAAGACTTGAAGGCGTTCCAGGACGCTCGCGGGTTCGCCGGCACCGAAGTATCAACCCCTCCGCAGAATATGCCTGCCCCGCAGGAAAAGCGGATGGTCCAGGCCAAGGCCATTGCCGATGAGTACGCCCGCTTCAAGGGCCTCTCTGCGGCCAAGCGTTTCGGGGAGGTTGGTTTCGATCTCGGGTTGAAGACCCAGGGTGAAGCCAATCTGATGGGTGAGAACGCCTACGGCACCACCGCAGGTGTGGCGATGGCACCGGGTGAATACTTCCTTCCCGGCACCGCCGGCCCCGCCGTCATGCCGGATTTCATCCCCGGAATCCTTGAGTTGCGCTGGTACGACAACGTCATCGCGTCGCTGTTCAACGTGTACCCCAGCGACGGACCGGTTGTTACCTACGTTCGGGAAACGAACTGGAACAACAACGCCGCGGCCACTGGTGAAGGCCAAACCTTCCCCACGTCAACCAACCAGGTCGCCCGGTACACCGCCCAGATCGGCAAGGTGGCGAACCTGGCCCGCGTGACCGACGAGATGATTCAGGACGCACCACTGTTCTGGTCGTTGGTGCAGAAGCGCACCGCTCAGGGTGTGTCGCGTGCCGAAGAGGTGCAGCTGCTAGGTGGCAGCGGCTACGGGGGTGTGGAAGGGCTACTCGGTCTGACGACCAGCTTCACACTGCCGCAGACCGTCAGCGCGGTCACCAACCTCGTTGTTCCTGCATCGGGAACACCGGGTGAAGGTGCGACATCGGCGACCGTTTCCTCGGTGACGCCGGGTCGTTTGATCTCCCTCAACGGTGGGGGAAGCGCGGCCCCGACGGGCAAGGACATCGCCGTCGGAATCCTGGCGATGCTCACCGACATTCGAGTGACGCACTTCTTCGAGCCCACCGCGGTCGTGATGAACCCATATGACTGGTTCACGGTGAGAACTTGGACCGACAACAACGGTCAGTTCATGGCTGGTGGCCCGTTCTTCACCGACTATGGGCAGCCGCAGAACAACGTCCGACCCGATGTGCAGGCCGTCGACACCGTCGGCCAGATTTGGGGTAAGCGGGTCGCTACTACGCCTGCGATCCCCCAGGGCTACATCCTGGTCGGCGATTTTCTCAACGGAGGCTTCGTAATTCGCAAGGGTGGCCTGCGTCTGGAAACCGTCCAAACAAATGGGTATGACTTCGAACAGGGACTTTGGACCATGCGGGCGTACACCCGTATCGGCTTGGCTGTTGAACGTCCCGAACTGTTCGAGCTGGCACAGCTGCACGCCTGATAACTGAATAACGGTGGGGCGCACCACAATCTGCGGTGTGCCCCACCCTCCAGTCAAAATAAGGAGTCTGTGATGGTAGTGAAAAAGGAAGACACCGAAACCAAAGCCGTTGGTGTCCCTACTGGTCCGCCAAATGACGAGCGCGTTGACGACGGCCGAAAAGTCGACCAGCTGGGCGACTCTCACCCGCGCCCGCAGGGCGCAAAGCACGGCGACGAGAACGAAGTGGAACTGAAAGCCCGAGCGAAGTTCCTGAAAGACAACCCCGTCACGCTCGAGTCCGACAAAAAGTAACCGGGATGCCTCGCGAGGAAGAAACCATCCGCTCAGTTGGGCCGTGGCCAGCGCACGAATCAGAAGTGTGGCCAGCGGACCGAGAAGAACGGATCAGGCTTGCTCGCGAGGTAACTCTTGGAGTGCGGGCGAAATACCTTGCGGCTGAGCATGCTCACGAAGAGAACCTTCGAAGCAAGGGAATCGAGGAGGGCTGGTGAGCCTTGTTCCTGCGTCCTTGGTGATGGGTATGCCGATGATTGTAGGCGCCCACACCGTGGATGAGGTTCAGTTCGCCCTGGATTGGGCAGCGGACACCATCGAGTCGTACTGCGAACGGAAATTCGCCTACGGCACAGATACGGCGTTCATCAACCCTTACCGGGGTAACGGCGGGAAAGCTATGGCACTCCTACCCAACCCCCCGGTATGGAACGTGTCCGCGGTGCTGGCGCAGATGCCAACGGCCGGAGCCTTGGAGTGGGTGCCGCTGCAGTATTACCAATGGGCCGAAGACGGCTTGCTGTACGACACCACACGGTATTACGGCTACAACGGTGTCACCGGATCAAGTTTCTGGTCTGGAGTAACGAACGCGGACGGGTATTTCGACTACGGCAATGTTCCATCCTGGCCCACCCTCCCACGGAGCTTGCAAGTCACCTATACGCACGGCTTCACGTTGCCTCTCGCCGACACCATAGACGGTGTCCCCACCCTCCCGAACAGCATCAAGAACGCTGTGATCCGCGGGGCAGCGCTGTTCCTGGAAAACCCCCAACTGGCCACGGATCTGCGGGTCGCGGAGATCGGCTACAAGTGGGACACCAGCGGGCCGGCGAAGTGGCTGGATGAAACCCTGCTGGGTGAATACCGTTTGGTGCATCTGTGATCGGCGCCCAGAAAGTCGTCTATGAGACTTCGTCTCCGGGTGCGTTGAGCCGCAAGAGCATTCCCACAGTCGACTACGCGCAAGGGGTTACCTTGTACGGGTCGTTGCAGCCCCTTGAGGTTAAAGAAGACGTCACGAACATCGACTACGCGATCGAGAAGTATCACTTCATCACCCCGCCCACCTCAACGGCGTTGGCGGCGAAGGCCACCGACCGGCTGACTGACGCCCAGGGGATCATCTATCGGGTGTTCGGGGCGCGGATCAAGCCCCGCGCGAACGGGTCTCCGCATCACGTGGAGATCATGCTGGAGAACCCGAGCGGTCTCAATGCCTAAATGGGCGAAGGCGTTGAAGTCGAAGAAGGTTCAGGCCGGTGTGGAGAAGAAAGCTCAAAAGGTTCAGGATTACTGGAAATCTATCGCCCCGGTATTCGGTGACAAACCACCCCACAGGGACTCTCCTGCATACGGTGCACCGGGGGCGTACAGGGATTCCATCACAGTCATAGATCTGTCCGACGGCGATGTTCCGCGGAAGCGCGTGCAGGTGCAGGATTTCAAGGGCAACTTCATCGAGTTCGGTAACGCCCACACCCCCGAGTACGCGCCCAGGGCGAAGACCAAAGCGAAATTCCAGTGACATCACCGGAATTGGATGCTGAGGACTTCGTCATCGCCTACCTCACCAGCCTCAACGCGGTTGCGGTGGGCAGCATTTCCGCCCGGATGCCGGCGCAGGTGGCGTTGCCGTTCGTGCTGGTGCAGCGGGTGGCCGGTGGGGACGACTGGATCATCGACTCCGCCACCGTGTCGGTGCATAGTTTCGGCGCCGACCAGGACTCTGCATCGGACATGGCGCGCGGGATTCATCACGCGATGCGCCAGTTGCACGCGAAAACCGCTGTCACCGTTGATGGGGCGGTGTGGAGCATCAACCGGTTCGCCGTCGAACAAACCCCCATCTATCTGGAGTATCAAGAATCCGGTGGGGGCGCGGTGTCGGATCGGTATGTGGGCCGCTACATCCTCGATATCCGGCTGCCCGCCATCCAGGGCTACTAAGCACAGCCAAACCCTTTTAACCACTTCATTTTGAGAGGCTTTTCATGGCTAACGGTGTTCTGTGGCCCACCCTGTTTCAGGGCGATGAAACCAACATCCGCAAGGCCCTATACGGGTCGTGGCTGATCCGTGACTGGAACTTCAACGCCACCTCCCTGACCGGTGTGAGTTTCTTCGGCGATGACGGCAACCTCACCAACCTCATGGACGCTGATTTCCCCGGCGGTCAGTGGTATGACCTCGGCTACATGGATGAGAAAGGCCCGGAGTTCACCCCGAAGCTGGATGTGAAGCCGGTGAAGGTGATGCAGTCCCGCTGGCCCGCCCGGTACGACTACACCGGACAGTCTGAGGAGATCGGCGCCACCATCCAGGAATCCAACCCTGTCCTGGATGCCTTGTACAGTAACGCCGCTCTATCGAATCTGCAGTCGGTCGGACAGATCGGCTACGCGTCGACGGCTCCCGTCGAACTGGATTTGCGGTGGCGGCAATCCCTTTTCATCGCCGTTGATGGACGGTCGGGGCAAAACTATTACACGCTGCGGATCTACCCGAAGGTGTTGATTGGGGACTTCGGTAAAACCCCGTGGAACATCAACGACGCCGCCGGCACCCCGATCAAAGCGTTCTGCATCCCCGACGAATTCTCGGTTCCTCCGGCGAACCCGGACGGCATCATCAACACCGGTTCCCCCAGGTGGATTTTGCGGGATGGCCCGGGTTGGCGTGCGCAGGGCGAGGCGAACTTCGAGGTCGGCTTCCCCACATCCCCTGAAGCGGCCGCGGTGACGGGGTTGAAGGCCACCGTGGCGTTCCAAACCCCAGCAGGTTTGATCGCCCCCATCACGTATACGGGACTCAAGCAGACCGGCGGCACTGGCGCATTCAGTTCGGGAACGTTGCTGAGCCCGACCGGAACCGTGTCTGGGAACACCACGACGGTCACGTTCACGACGTTGACAGCATCCACCGAGTACGCATTCAAGGTTGTGGCAACAGATTCCACCCCAACCACACCGCAGGTCATCACCTCGGCAACGTCGAACACCGTCACCTCAACCGCCTCCTAACAAGCCCCGGTTGGGGTGGGTGCTGGCTGTGCTGACACCCCAACCGGTTCAAACCAACACAGCCAAAAACCAAGGACAGCCATGAAGAATCTACGGATCAAAGCCGCCGAATACGGTGAACAACAGCTGGAAGCTCTCGGCCTCCCAGCACGCCTCGAACTCGAGCTCGCAGACGGGTCGACGGTTGAGGTGGTTCATCCGTGGTTGTGGGATGACACCACAGAAGCCGCAGTAAAAGCAGCTGCTGAGGATGGTGACGAGCCGTACAACACCCGCTACGCCCGAGCTGTGCTGGGGAAGAAAGAACACACCCGGTTCATCAAAGCGGGCGGGAAATCCTCCCAGATCGCGTTAGCGGTAGCGACGATGAAGAACGGCACCGTGCTGAAGGCGGAAGAGGGTTCCGACCCAAAAGACCCGTCGTCGAAGGACTCCTAGCCCACTACCCGGAGGAGATCGAAGCCTCCCTCCTCCTCGAGGGCTTGGACGTCTTCGACTGGTATCAGGGCCGAATGTCCAGCCGGCGCCTCCTCGTAATCTTGAAGCATCTTCCGGATACGTCACCATTCAAAGTGGCTTACAGCGAGGACTGGCCCCTCGAACACCACCTCACCACAGGGGTGTGGAACGAGATCAAAGCGATGCGCGGCGACCTCTGGGCATTCCTCGGACACGAACGGTTGGCGTTCAAACCCGTCCTACCCCCGTCGGCCGCACGCGACGTCGAAGCGAAACGCCAGCAGATGCGGGCAGGCCACGACGACGTGATCGCCCAACTACGCGGCGATAAGTCCTAAACGAAGATCACCATCAGGACTATCGCTAGAGAAAGCATGAGGAACCAGTCCAGTCTGTGGCTGCCGGTGCTGGGGAGCTTGATTTCCATAAACGCAATTAACGCATAGGGACGCCCCTGTGTTCCGTGTATTTCCTGTGAAAATGCTGGGGGTGAGTCGATGGCTGATGACGAAGACGCCATCTACATCGACGTAATCCCCAGGGTTGATGATTCTGCCGCCGACTCTGCCGTTAGCAGGCTGAAAGACAAATTCAAGGACGTTGCGGGTGAGATCGGCCCGGAGTTCATGGACGCGCTGGGCAACAGCGGAGCCCTTGAACAACTCGGCACAAAGCTCGGGGAGGCCCTTTCCGGACCGCTGAAGGATCTTTCCGAAGGCGTCGGACTTGACCTGAAGAACCCGCTTGAGAAGATGCTCAAGCAGGACATGTCCGGTGCGCTCGATGATGTCGCAACTCAGCTCGGAACCAAGCTCGCAAAGGCAGTCTCAGATCCATTACATGACGTCGCCGCAAATGTCGGCATCGATCTTGATACCGCAGTTAGTAAGGCCCTTAACAAAGACTGGGGCGGTCTAGCCACCGACCTGGGTAAGGGTCTCGGCGGAAAACTTACCGACGTATTGGGCATCAATGAACTCCTCGGCACCGACGGCCTCGACAGTGTCATCAATAAATTCCACACTGTCGCAGACACTGTTAAATCTATTCGCGGAGGGGATATTGGCAGCGCGTTACAAGGCGCGAACGCACTCACCGGCGGCGCCCTGCAGCCGGTGGCCGATATGCACGACCAGATCAAGCAGTCGGTCGGAGACACTAGAGAACTCGTAGAGGATTTTGCTGGAGCCGGGTTCCTAGGTTCCAAGATGTCCGGAAAAGAAGCAGCCGAAAAGCTCACTGCGGCGGGGGCACCCGTGGCCGCATCTATGGCTTTGACAGGCCCAGTCGAAGACTTGTTGAACAAGATCCCATGGGTTCAAGAGAACGCGCCGCTTCCTGGTTCTGGCGGCGATTGGTTCAAGTCGCCGTTCCGCCAAATAGGCGGGGACATCATGCATCCGAGCAGGATCGGCAAAGACCACCAGTACGACCCAAAAACCGGCAATTTCGTCGGCGACGGTCCGCCGCAGGAGAATTCGACGGATCGGCTGTACAACAGCGTCTTCCCCAGCGGCGGTGGTGCGACAAGCACCACGGCGAACGAGGTTGATGTCAAGGCGAGCAGCGCCGTAGTTTCTGCCGGCAGTGTCACCCTCAGCGGCGGCATTTCGCTTCCCGGGATAGGCACTGCCGCAAGCGGCGGTGGACGTAGTACCTCCTCTGGTATTGCTGCGGCGGGCGGGGATTCAGGTTCGATGTCGTCCCTGTACTCCGGGGGAAGTGGAACGACGATCGGCAAAGGGCATTCGGCTGGCGGGATCTTGCCGGGGGATTCACCAGGCCACGACAACATGATCGGCGTTATGCCCTCCGGGTCGATGGTGAGCTTGGAGGGCGGTGAAGGGGTTATCCGTCCCGAAGCGATGGGACGCCCCGGTATCGCTGATCTGGTTTCGAGCCTGAATCAGCATTACGACGAAGGCACCTCGAGCGCTGCCGGGGTTGGTGCCGACTCGAATAATCCCACATTGGCGGAGCCACCCACCCAAGGGAACACGGCGGGTGGCGACGGTAAAGGGATTCAGCAGCAGCAGTTGGGGAAAGGTTCCGGCGGCGGCATATCTGGTGGCGGCATCATCGGCGCCGCGGAGCAGGCCGGGGTGATGGCTGCCGCGGTCGGCGGCTTCGGAGGCGGTGGGATCGCCGCGCAGATGGCGGTGCAGGAAACCAACCTCGCTGTCCAGAAAGCCAGCCAAAACATCGCGGCCTTAGCGACGGCCCCGTTTGAGACGTTCGGGTTGCAGGGCGGCCAGATGGGTGCCCCCACAGTGAATCCGATGGGCGGCTGGATCGGGAAACTCATTGCCGGTCAGTTGGGTTCGCAGACCAGCCTCCCCAACCTTGCCGGCGCTGTGCAGCCCCCCAAGAAGCCTGACCAGAAACCAGAAGACGGACAGCAGCCGCAAGGAGAAACGCCGACGGGTCCATCCGGGGCGAAAGACGACCCAATGCATGTCAACGTCACCAACCAGCCCCAATCACCCCAGGGTTCAGCAACTTCCGCGATGAACGTATCCCCAGCTATGACAATGTCGGTGCCCTAAGTGCCTGTTTTTCCTCCCGACCTGATCACCCCTTTGGGGGCGGCCCGGTTGATGTCCGGCGTTGTTCCCGAGGTTTCGTTCGTGGGCTCCGACTCCAGCATCTTCTACCTTCAAGGTGGGCGCGCCCCAATCCTGTCATGTCAGGACGGAATTGGTTTGGTTGGGACGGAAGGGTTCCAAGCGCCTTTGGTATTGTTGGATGAGCAGGGCGCCCGCCAGGACGGCATTACTAACCTCGACACCGTCTTCGACCCCGCGGTTATCAAGCTGATGTTGCAGGCATCGGGTAGGACGCCGCAGTCGTTGCGGACCACAGTTCGGACGTGGATTTCGTCCTGGAATCCCCCCAATGTTGGCACGTTGAATGTGACGACGCAGGAGTTGGGTCAGTGGTGGATGCCGGTGCGGCAAGCCAAGGCGATACCCGACAAGTTGACTCAAGATCCGTCCCTGCACCGTCTGCTGGATTTTGAGTGGACATGCCGCGGGGACAATGCTTTCTGGCAGGGCATTGACACCGTCAGCGCCTTCCCTGGACCGGGACAGTCGTTGGTTGCCGGGGCCAGTACGGGTTTCTGCCCGCTAACGAATTTCGGTACGAGGCCATCGCCTCCGCGGTTCCTTGTGACAGGTCCGGGAACGTTCACGCTTGGTAACGGTGCGGTCCCCACCTACCAGGGCACGATCTCGAGTGCTGGTTCGCCGATCACGTTCGGGCCGTTGGATGCCGGTCAGATGGCGTTGATCTACACACAACCCCGGATACGGAGTGTGGTGGATTTATCGCCCACGCAGCCGGCGCAGCTGCTGTCGGCGTTTCAGCAGATGATCCAAGCCTGGGTGAACAGCTCAGTCGGACAACTCCCTGTCCCGCCGGAGTTGACGGCTCTGGAATCAGCGTTCGGTATCCTGCCGCCCCAAGGCCCTTTGTATTCGTTGCTGAAGGGCAGGTTTACGAGCGCGTCGGCGTTGCCGCCGAAGCAGGATGGTTTTCCGGCTGTCACGCAATACATCGCGGTGGGCATCACGGGCGGTACGAGTGCTTCGAAGATTGTGGCTGCGGCAACCCCGTATAGGACGTGGCCCTGGTGACCCAGCCGGACCCCACGCAGCCCGTCGCTCCGCAACCTTTGAACCTTCCGTATCCGCCGAACCAGGTTCTGTTACCGTTCCAACCCCCAGTGAGTTATGCGCAGGGGCAGTTCGCTTCCGGTAAAACGCTGTTGGAGCTTTTACAGTCCGGTGTTCCCGAAGTATCTATGGGTGCCGCGTCGATCACAGGGAATGTGGCGCAGAACCCACCAGATGATGTCACGATCACGATCTACTCGAAAACGTATGTGCCGATCGGGGAAATCAACGACTACATCTCGTTGACGTTCCAGCTCGCCAGGAACCGGGTTGGTGGCGGGGAAATCGTCATCAAAGGCGCGGACTCCAACGTTGTCACCCTGATGAATTGCCCGAACACCACCGTCCCTATCACGATCGAAACGGGCACCATCCGCTGGTCCGGACGTGTGATCGCGTGCGAGGACCGCCTGTCCCAAATCCAGGGCGTGGACCGACCCGTCAACACAGTGGTCGTCACACTCGCAGACGATTTCATGTGGCTATCCAAAATCCTGTGCTGGCCAAATTTTCTGTTACCCATACAGACTCAGTTTCCCGATGAGGCTCTCTACCTTGGCCCCGCGGTGACCTGTGTGGCCACCCTGATCACTGAGCAAGCGTTTCGGTTGCAGTCCGGTTTGTGGGAACTCGTCAACGACTTGGGGTCGCTGGATTTGGATTGGACAGCCTGGTTCGGAACCCTGTTGGAGTCCGACGGCAACCCCGTCGACATGCTGATGACTCCCATCGTTGTCGTCCCGGTGGACCCCGTTTTGGATACCTCACCGTGGGTGAGTTTTTCGGGCCGGATGGATCAGCTCGACACCCTGATCGCACAGGTATGCAAAGACACCGGAACGAACGTCGCTGTCGGGTTATGGCTGCCCGGAGATCCGCAGCCTCAAGGGCTTTCGGCCACGTTAGTCAACCCGACAATCCTTATAGAGGTCACCAACAACCTCGGGGTCACGGGTCCGTCAGGGACGTTCCTGGATGGAATTCTGCAGGACGTCGTCGACCTGTCAGCTTCGGATGTGGGTGACATGCTCGCCCCCTTCCTGAACCCAGGCAACGAATACGCCCCCCAAGGCATCAACGTCGCCCCAGTATTCGGAATCAACTTTGTTCAACCTTGGGTCCTGTTCACCGATGACCCGCGATCCGGGCTGATCAACTACTCCATCAAAGGCCGACATCCGCTGGCCTACACCGTAGTTGGCGGCGGAAAATCACCCCAATGGATAGACGACCTTCTCAACATAACGTCGTCGTGGGCGATTGATGCACTAACCACCCTGATCGGAATATCAGGCATCCCAGATGATTTGTTCGACGGCATCATTGACGACGTTATTTTAGCGTTCCAGCAGATCGAAAACGGGCAGCGCCGTTTGGATCTCGGCCCGTATGGGTTCCCCGAATTCTTTGTCCAGACTGGGGCGTCGGCGTACACGCTGGATGAGTGGTTCGCCCTCGAGGGGGCGATGTGGGACACCCGCGGTTTGTACACGTATCAGTGGACGTGGTTGAACGGCTTCCCCTACACGCTCGGGGTTGATATTTTCGTCGGCCAGCTCGCCTCATTCGCTAACCGCGGGCAGTTATACACCGACTGGATCGACTCGGTTGTCTACACCGATGACCGCACAACACGTTTGGGGCGTCTCGAGGTGACAGTCGGGGATGGGCAGTTCGTGGAGAACCCTGTCGCGAAGATATACCGCAAGCTGGTCGCCGCCGAGAAGGCTTTCCAGATCATAACTTTGAGCTACAACTAGGAGATTCGGGTGACCCAACCCAACGGTATTTCGGTGGACGGTAACTCACTCGTCATCTCCAACGCCACCATCACCGTCGAGAACGCTTTCGACCAATCCAACGGTGCCGCAGTCATCATCATCACCCCCGCAGGAGGATTGGGAACACTACCAGCGCTGCTGCAGGGCGAGTCAGGACTATCTCCTTCAGTCCGGAAGATCATCCCGCACTATGTTGCGTACGGAGATTCGTTACCTAACCCGCCAGCGACCTCAACAGAGATTTCTCCTGGCGGCCCAGGTGTGCGGTCTGTCATTGATATTGACATCTGGATTCCGACGGGGCAGCCGGGCACTTCGGGTTCGTATTCCATCGCGGGCTCCACGGACCTGTCGGGCACAGCGACGAATAACTACACGCTGGTGTGGGATGCGTTGGAGAACCAGTTCTTCTATCAGCCGCTGTATATCGGTGCCACGTATTGGCCGACGACGATCAACAACACGTCCGGGTTCACCGCCCAGAACACGGCCAGGACGTTGACGCAGATCTCAGTGCCGGCGTTGCCGTTCGCGTGGACCCCGGTGATGTTTGGGCAGACGGTTGTTACGGGGACGGTCAATACGGTGATCGAGTTGTCGGCGAACCTCGGGTCGGTGTCCGGGCAGCAGGTTGGTGTGGGGTTCGGGGTTCCTGGGCAGGCTTCGCAAACCGTTGTGTTGCAGTCGGGTATCCCAGCCGGGTCGACTAGCGGTTACGGGCAGGTGGCAGCTAACTCGTCGGCGACGATCGTTCTATCGGCTACACAGACCGCGAACACCACGGACTCGTGGGCGACCAGTTCGTCAACCACATCGTTTCAGTTGACGCCTAATCCGGTTCCGCCTTCCTAAATATGACGTACCCGATTACGCCGAACCCGGCGATACATGTCCAGCCCGCCAATATCGGTTCGCAGCAGATGCTGTTCACGGCCGGCCAGTTGGAGGCGTGGGCGCAGCAGCTGCCGCTGGCGATGACGCTGGACCTTGTCGACGCCATCCTGAGGGCTTTCGGCGCGTCACAGGCTGACATCGACGCCATCAACGCCGACTACACCACCTTCTACAACGGCGTGGAGTCGTGGCTGACGCAGTCGAACGCGAACGTCCAAGCGTCCTTCAACGCGATTTCCGCGTCCCTTCAGCAGTCGTGGTTGAACTTTCAGAACCTGTTGAACGGGATTGTTCAAGAGGCTGACGCGGATGTTGCTGCCGCTGTGGCGTGGCTGCAAAACGTTGGTGTTGCGGCGAATAATGCGTTAACCCAAATTGAGGATTTCCTCGTCACCGGGGACTGGTCGGATCTGTCGACGGCGTGGAACGATCTGGTACAGGGCATCTTCGGGTCTAGTACGTCGCTGCCGATAGTTGGCCCGATTCCGGCGCCGTCCGTCGTTAATGTGGCCCAAAACTTGCAGCCTGTCTGGGATTTCCCGGATGCGGCGTCGGTGTCTGCGGCCGGTCAGTGGTCGTGGGACGGCAGCGAGGATCACACCGGGGTCACCGGATCAGGTAGCGCGAAATACGCCTGCAACGGAACACTCGGTGCTTTGCGGGGCATACCGGGCGCGGTGCAACCGGCTCAGGTAGTGACGCCTAGTGCGTGGGTGATGTGGTCCGGACTCACCGCGGCGGGCGGGACGTCCCCTATCCAACTTGAGTTGATTCCGTATTCCGGTGCGGGCTCGACACTTTTCGCCGGAACACCGGTAACGATTGCCTCTGTCACGTCCCCCGGTTCGAGTCATGCGTGGGAAGAACTCACCGGCACCTACACGGTCCCATCGTCGGGTGTGACTGCTGTGCAGCTGCGGCTGGTTGTGACCGCGGATGCCACTGCGGGAACGGTCAACTGGGATGACTGCCAGGCTGATTTGTCTGGCGGTTTCCTGGCGGATCTGCAAGCCGACACTAACGACGTCGTCAACTCCCTCTCCCCAGGTGGAACGGCGGCGGAGTTTGTCACTGGGATTCAGAACCTGTTGGCGCTGTTCGGGTTAAGTAAGTCAACTCTCGGTTCGGCAACGGATCTGACAGCGTTCTGGACGGCGATTGTCAACGACTTCATCAACCCGTTGAATGCGTTGGAGATATCCGCAGTCAACGGCTTGGCCACCGCACTCTCGGCATTGTTGGGGACCACCACATTCCAGACGCTGCTGGATTCAGTAGCGAACGCTCTCGGTCATTCGGGTACTGGGCACACCATCACCAACATTGAAACCTACCTGGGGTTAATACCACCCGCCAACGTCACCAACGTTCTCGGCGGGGCGAACTTGGGTGCTGACGTTTCGTCTGTGCATTCAACTGTCGGTACGAACACAACGAGTATCGCGTCGCAGCAAGCCTGGTGGAATAGCCTGGCCACCGATCTGTGGATCTATGCGGATCTGTTCCATGCCTACTATCCGGTGGGAACGCCGTCTGACACGGCGACCACCACCTCGGGTGGGCGGCGCACCTGGTATTCGGCGATCGCCGACATGAAAGTGTTGTTCGCCGCTATCGGCAGTTCACCGCCCGTGATAGCGGCCACCGACATTGGTGGCGCGGTCAACACTGCGTCTTCGGCAGCATCTACGGCGTCAACGAACGCTTCAACAGCGATCACGAACGCTGCAGCCGCACAGTCGACGGCGACCACCGCTAATACTGCGGCGGGTACCGCGCAAACCACCGCGAACACCGCGAACACTGTGATCGGGCTCAGTCAGCAGCAGGGCACCAACCTGGTATTAGATCCCGGGTTTGAGAATGCGGCAGCTTGGACGAGCGCCAGCAGTGGAACCCAATCGACGGCCCAAGCTCACGGCGGCACCAACTCGTGGATGCTGCAAGGAGCCGGGTCAGGTAACACCACAACACTACGGCTGATCAACGGGGCGTCCGGGCCGACGACGCTGAAAAGCCGTGCGGGTGAAGTGTTTCAGATTCAGGGCTTCATCTACCCGAAGACCGGGAATGTGGGTGGCGGGACGGTTGCGCTGCAGATCGTGTGCACCGACTCGACCGGAGTCAACTCCCCGACAACGCTTGCGGCGGCTACTGAGACGGTTCCGGCGACTGGTTCGTGGTCGTCGCTGTCCGGTGACGCGGTGGTGCCGACCGGGTATGACACGGTTGATCCGCAACTGATTTTGTTGAGTGTGCCGACCACCGACTTCGTGTATATCGATGACGTGTTAGTGCGCGAGACGACATTGGTGACGTCGGCGCAGTCGGCTGCGACCGCGGCCCAAGCCAACGCCAGCGTTGCGTTGTCGCAGTTGATGGCCGTACCCGTGCAGACGGTCGTTCCGGACCTGAGCGGCGGTGCATCATCGGTCAGCTTCGACAACGCTGGGAGTGGCGGTTCAGCCACCAATAGCAGTGGATCGGTGAGTACCCCGCTCTCATGCACGGGGACCCAAACTGTCGGTGCGTCAGCAAGCACCATGATTGCGGCGGTGACGTTCAGCCTCGTCGGATCAGGTTCTGTGGGCAACGCGCAGGTCTCCATCGGCGGTCAGCAGATGCAATCCGCTGGGATCGTTCAGCTTTCATCGGTGACGGAGTTCATAGAATTTTTCATCCTGTGGAACCCGCCGGTCGGTACAAGCCAAACCGTGACAGCGACCGCATACGGCTTGCTCGGGGCAGGTGTGGGCAGTGTTTCGTTTGAATCCTCCTCATACATTGGTGCAACGAGGGTTTCGACGCTGATCAAAAACTCAGGCACAGGAACCAGCCTGAGCTTGAGCGTTCCAGCTGCAATCGCCGGAACAATGGCGGCAGTAGCGTTCTCTGCTGGAGATGTCACTACTAAGGCAAATACCGCGCTCAGCAGCTTTACCAAAACTCAGCGCGGCAACGTCACTGTCCAAGTCAACAGCACTCAGTACGGGTATCAGTCTCTCGCGTTCGGCGATACAACCGGCACATCTGGTGGAGTCACGTTCGGCGCGACAGGTGCGGATTCTTTCGCTGCATGGGTTGGCGTAGGCGTCGTTTTGAGCGCTACATCGGTGATCGGTTCCGGTTTGCGACAATACCGGTCTGTCACTACAACCGTCCTACCCTCAAGTGGCAACCAAACGCTGGGAGCGTTTTTCAGCGTCACCCAATACTGCACGGCTGATCTGTCAATCAACGGCGCCACGGGCGCAACGACAGTAAGTGTCGCAGGCTGGTACATGGTGACTATCTCCGTGTTAGAGGCTTCGGTCATTACCGTTCACCAGGCGCGTGTGCTGCTTTACCAGAACGGGGCCGTTGTTCAGCAGGGCGGCACTATGTATGTGACTACCTCAGCGTCGAACACGTGGGTGATGCAGAGTACGTTCACCGTCTACTGCAATGCTGGTGACACGATCCAGCCCGGAGTTTGGTACTCCGCTTCAGCCAACGCGCCTAGCGGGGAGTCGACCGGCACATGCTCATATTGGGAAGTTGCTCTAGTCAACCGAAGCTTGCTCTAAATATTGGGCTACTAGTTGTTTGTAGCTGAGTAGCCGGGTGCGGTTGATGTCCCCGTCCCCAAGCGATTTGACGACGAAGTTTGTTCCGTTGGGTCGGTCCACCCGCTCCACAATCGTCAACGGGACTTGTTTCCCCATGTGCGGATATTTCGGTATCCACACCGACCCCACCCCAACGTGGACGGGGTCACTCACGCGGGACGGACGGGCCATAGCCGGGGATTATTCACCATCTAGTAGCCGGAAGGGTATGGAATGACGGCTCCTGGCTGGTGGTCTTCGGATTCGACTCCTACCCCGATCACCGGGTGGTGGGCCGAACTCAGGGATCCGGGAGAACTCTCCGGTTCCGGCACACTGACTGTCACTGCCAGCCAGACCGCCCACGACACCGTCACCCTCACGGGTTCAGGGGTATTGTCTGCGGCGATCCAGGTCGGTGTCTTCCGCACCGCCCCCATGACCGGTTCGGGTGCCCTGTCTTCGACAGCGCATGCGATAGTCCCCGCCACCTTCACCCTCACCGGTCCAGGCACCCTCTCGGTCGCTGCGGTTCAAACCTTCAGCGACTCAGTGACACTCACAGGCTCCGGCGTCCTGTCGGCAACATCTGTTCAGCAGTATGAGGGCGCTGCGGCATTCACCGGTATCGGTAACCTCGCGGCCACGGCAGAGCAACGCTACAGTGCCGCCGCATCCCTCACCGGCGCTGGTGTGCTGTCGGCTGCGGTGTATGCGGTCGAACCCGATGCGGCGCTCCTCGCCGGTTCGGGCGCGTTGACAGCAAGCGCTGCCGCGAAAGTTCCCGCCGCCGGGACGCTCACCGGCTCGGGTGCCCTGTCTTCGACTGTGGTGCAACGGTTCCCGTTCTCCGTGAACCTACAAGGCTCCGGTGTGCTGACATCTGGGGCGACACAGCAGTTCCAGGACACGGCCACGCTTACTGGCTCCGGTTCTTTGTCCGCGACTGTCTTTCAACAGTTCTCACTACCTGTATCACTTGCCGGTGCTGGCGCACTGTCATCGACGGCGGCGACGCGGCCGGCTGCTCCAATGACCGGCGCTGGTTCGCTGTCGGTGACCGCCGAGGCGATAGTCCCGGCCGCAGTTTCCCTCACAGGGTCCGGTGCGCTTGCTGCTCCAGCGAAACAGCAGTTCCAGGTCACCGCCGCGCTGGCTGGGTCCGGTGCCCTGTCATCGACGGCGCTGCAGAAGTACACAGACACAGCCACCTTGACCGGCTCGGGTGCCCTGGCTGTCAATGTGTACGCCGTCGACACCGACACAGCCACACTGTCCGGTAGCGGCGCGCTGACGGTATCGGCACATGCCATCGTTCCAGCCACGGCGACACTGTCGGGCTCTGGTGCTCTGACAGCCACTCCGAAACAGCAGTTCCAGGACACGGCCACGCTTACTGGCTCCGGTTCTTTGTCCGCGACTGTCTTTCAACAGTTCTC